ATGAAGATTGACGTGGATGCCATTCAGGGCATGCTCGACCTGTACCGCAGCGCCCTGGACGACAAGATTCCAGTGCATCCGACCATTCAGGCGCATTTCAAGCAAAACCGGATCCGCTTGCTGGATGGTTTCACGAAGATGGCTGCGACCCTGAGCATGACGCTGCGCACCCTGACACCCGAAAACGACGACGAAGCGGCCCAGCTCCAGGAAGCGCGGCGCATCGTGGACGAGTTCGGCGCATGGGCGCGCGGGGAGGAATGACCGCCCCGCCCTGCCGCCGCCCTACTCGCGCACCTCCGACAATTGCTGGCGCACCGCCTCCTTGAGGCCGCGACCGGCAGTCTTCTGGGTGCGCGCCACCGCGTTCTCGCGCATCGCCCGTGCGCGCCGGATGACGGCCGGCATGTCCACGCGGATCGGCGTGTCGGGGTTCTTGCGGTTCCACTCGTCGCGCATGTCGCGCGCCTCCTGCACCATCTGCTCGTCGTTGTTGGCGCGGCCCTGTGCCCAGCGTTCCGCGATCTCGCGCGAGCGCATCCGGGTCTGGGCGATCAGGTCGAGCGCCTGCCCCTTCGCCTCCTGGATGTCGGCGGTGCTGTTGGGCTGGAAGCCCACCCCCTTCATGACCGCCTCGAACGGCGTGGTGTCGTTGACCTTGTAGCCGCGCTGGTCGTTGTAGCTGCCAGTGCGCAGCATGTCCGCACCCTGCGCCATGTTGCGCACCGCCAGCGGCGACAGGTCCAGCGCGGCCCCCGCGAGGTCGCCACCGAGCGCCTTGCCGCTGGCCGTGAACGCCCGCTTGGCGAGGTCGCCCGCCGGCCCGGCCAGCTCGCCCAGGTCGCGCGTGTAGTCCTCCTTCTTCTTGAGCAGGCCCGTGCCGGGGATCAGGTTGCCCATGCCGAAGCGGCCCGCCACGTCGAGCGGCATGCCTGGCAGCGCCGACAAGCCCTTGGTCACGAAGTCGGCCCCGCCCGCGCCCAGCACGTCGGCCAGCAATGCCTGCTTGGCGCGCTTGGTCGAGAAGTTGTAGCCGAGGCGTTGCAGCAGGCCGTCGATCGCGTCCTCCACGTCCTGCTCGAACGGCAGGCCGTCCGCGCCTGCCATCAGGAACAGCACCGCAACCATGTACAGCGCGGCGCGGCGCCCGGCGGCGCGCTCGGGGGAACCCGGCTGGCCCGCGAAGGCCAGCCGCGCCAGCAGTTCCAGATAGCCGACCGAATACTGCTTGAACGTCATCAAGAGGCCGCCGATCGGCGAGCGCGCCCACGCTGGGCGGTTGCCGCTGTTGTAGACCATCTGGGTCTGGTTGACGGCATCGGCCGCGAACCGCTCGGCATTCGGGATGCCCTCGCGGCGCGCGGTGCGCCAGGCGGCGATGAACGTCACCTTGCGGTTCATGAGCTCGGCATACTCGAACGGCTTGCCCCACGCGATGCGCAGCGCCGTCAGCGCGTTGTGCGCCGCCGCCTGCGCATTGCCCGACTTGCTGCCGTCGCCGGCGCGCAGCGTGGCCTTGCCGCCCGCCTGTGCGATCAGGTAGTGGACCTCCTGCGGGGCCACGATGCCCTGGTCGATCGCCCATTGCAGCGCCTTGTCCAGCTCGGGGTCGCCGGTGCTGTCGCGGGATGCCTCGCGCACCGCCCGCAGCAGCTCGTCCGAGGCCGCTTTCAGGCCGCCGTACTGGCTCAGGAACGGCAGGGTCATCGTCAGCGGCTGGGTGATGTTGACCGCCGCCGAGGCCAGCGAGCCGCCGAGGAACTGGGCGAACATCAGGCCCGACAGGAACGTGCTCTTGCGCGGGTTCCAGACGTGGTCGCGCAGCCGCATCGCGGCGTCCTTGAGCTCACCCTGGCGCTGCGGGATTTCGTTGATGGCCTCGTCCACCTCGCCCTGGTGGGCGTTGGCCGACGCACGCCGCGCGTTGCTATACAAGAAAGCGGCCAGCACGCGGCCGGGGTCTTCCGAGAAGCCCGCCACGCCCTTGCGGTGGATCAGGCGCTTGAGGGCGCTGCGGTTGTCGCGCGCGCGCTTGAGGAAGGTCTGGAACGCGAGGTCGGCGGCATCGCCCTCGTCGTCGCGCAGGCCGAGGATGGCACCGAACATTTCCAGCGTCTCGGGCGATATGTCGGAGAACAGCTTGTATTCCTCCTCCGACAGCGTGCCCTGCGTGACGCGCGCCTCGGGGTGCAGCTCGCGCATCTGGCGTGCCATCTTGTTGGCGTCGGCGCGGTTCTCGTACATGCCGAAATACATCTGCTGGCCGTCTTCGGTCACGTACACGGTGTGGCGCCCGAAGCGCATCAGCGGCGCGTAGCCCTTGTCCATCAGGCGCTGGCCCTTCTTGGCCACGTTGGCGACCGCCTGGGCGGTGCGCGCGTACAGCGGCGCGTTCTCGGGGTCCTGCCGCACCAGCGCCGCAAAATGCGCCTGCAGCAGCGAGGCGGCGGTGCGCAGGTCGGGCGCGTCCAGCAGGTGCTCCAGCGTGCCGTCCGCGTGCTTGCCGCCCATGCGCACCATTTCGGTGATGGTCAGGTTGGTCAGGCTCTTGTCGACGGCGGCGCGGAACTCCTGGTACAGCCCGATCTGGCCCTCGTTCAGGCCAAACAGCCCGCGCAGTTCCTCGGGCGTGAACACGATCCCGGCTTGCAGCATGGCCGAGCCGTACTTGTCGCGGATGGTCGAGTTGTACAGCCCCGCCGACGCGGTCTGCCAGGCGCGGTTTTCCTCCTCGGTCATCTCGCCGGCGGCGATCAGCTCGCGCGCCATGTCGGCAACGCTCATCGTCTGGGCGCGGTCCTCGAGGTCGGCCAGCTTGACCGGGCGGCCGGCACCGTCGCGGGTCCACAGCAGCGTGCCCTCAAAGATCGGGGCGGCGATGGCGCGCGTGTCCTCGGCCGACACCGCCTTCTTGCGGTTGCGCCCGACGATGTCGCGCCACGTCTCCAGTTGCGGCAGCAGGGTCGGTGCCGCGTCGGCAGCCTGGTTGGCGAAGCGCGACACGTCGTTCAGGAACTGCTGCACGCGGCGGTAGACCAGCGCGAACGCCGGGTGCTTGCGCGCCAGGTTGTCCATCGTGCCGATGGTCTTGTGCCACCAGTTGATCTTGCCGTGGCTGCGCAGGAAGTCGCCCAGCACGTAACCGGCGGGCAGGCGCACGTTGTTGATGTTGTTGGCCGCTTCTGCCACCGCCTGGCCAAAACGGGCGCTCTGGTTGCCGAGCATGTCGGGCGGCGCACCGAACGGGTTGGTGTCCTCCACGATGCGCTCGTAGACCTTCTGCGCGGCGTCCTTGGCTTGCTCGGGCGTCTCGAAGTGCAGGGAAGCTGCCGGCGCGTCAGTGCCATCCGTGATCAGCAGGTCGTGGCCGTCTTCGCTCACATGCGACAGGGTAGCGCCGTCGGCGTCATGGTAGAGCAGCAGCGTGCTGCCGTCGGGCAGGTACGACTCCAGCAGGTGCCCCTTGAGAGCCGGGTCCAGATTGTTCTCGTCGCCGCGCTCCCATTCCAGCTTGGCCGGGCGGCGCCAGCCCTGGTTGCCGAGGATTTCCAGGCTGGCGGGGTCGAACGCGCCATTGTTGCCGATCACGCTCTTGACCTGCTCGGGGCGCAGTGCGGCGTAGACATCGGACTTGGTCGTTCCAGCGCGGTCCACGGTGTCGATCACGTTCCTGACGATCAGCCCGTCGTGGCCGTGTTCGATCGCGTAGGCCAGCGCGCCCATGACGCTCACGGCGTTCTTCGGCAGGTTGCCGTACACCTTGGGCCGCCATGGTTGCCAGGGCACCGGGATATTGTCGTAACGCCGACCGAGCGCGTCGATCACCAGCGGGTTCTGCATCGCCACATAGGCCGGGTAGATCGCGCCGGTCGGGCGCCCGAGCCACAGCCCCCGCTGCCCGGTGTAGCCCTGCGCCACAGCCGGGTGGTCGGAGAAGTACAGGCCGTCGACGCCTTCGGCGGGCCGGAAGCTGTCGATCACATCCTGCTCGGGCGTTCCGTGGTAGAGCGCCAACGGGCGCCCCTGCTCGTCCACTGCCTTGCTCTCCCCGAACCAGCGCCAGAAGTTGCGGATCGCGGTCGGCGTGGCGGCGATCGGTCGCCCGCGGCTGTTGGTGGTCGGGCGCTGCACGCCATCGACATCAATCAGCCCAGCCGGGACCGCGCTGCGGTTGCCAGGCGCGTACTCGCCCGCCTCCCCGAGCGCCCGCGCGTTTTCGGCCATCACCCTGCGCCCGACCGCCAGCACCTTGTCCAGCAGATCGCGTGCGGCTTCAGGCAGGCCGATGATGCGGCGCATGATGTCCACGAACCGCTGCCACAGGCTGCGCTGACCGTCGCGCATGGCGCGCAGTCTGGCCTGGAACGCCGGGTTGCTGTGCGCCTCGGCCACGAACTCGTCCACGTTCTTCATACCGTAGCCGGCCAGCGTCGGGTTGCGCCGCTGTACCTCGGCAAACAGCGCCCGCATCTGCTGCGCGGCCCGCCCGCCGGCGCGCAGGCCCTGGTAGGTCGCGGCGTGGATCAGTTCGTGCAGCAGGTGGCGCTCGGTGTCGTACGGCTCGTGCAGCTCGATGCGGTGCTCGCCGGGGTAGTAGGTGGCCCCGTTCACGTCCTCGCTGGTGGCGAAGTCGGCGGCGGTGATCGGTGCGCCCAGCTCGACCACCGGGTCGACGTGCAGGGCCAGCAGCCGCTCGGCCAGCGCGCGGTAGTCGGGGTTGGCCGACTCGCGCACGATCCGGTTCAGCAGTTCATAACCGCTGCTGCCATGCTGGACGAGCGCGTACAGCTTGCGGTCGAAATCGCTCGCGCCGGGCATCGCGGACGACGCCTTGCGGTCGAACAGCGGCAGCCCGGCCAGCGCCCTCTCGCGCAGCGCCGGCGTGATGTCAAAACCTGGTTGCTTGAGCATCGTGTCGCGGCGCTGGCGTTCCACGAACTGGTCCGCAGCCGCGCGCGTGCCAAAGCGTTTCTCCTCGCCCGCCTTGGTGCCGACCGCGACGAACGAGCCGCCATCGGTTTCCACCACGCGCCACTGGTCGCCGCCCATCTGGACCGGCTCGACCTTGCCGCCGCCGAGCTTTTTCAGCAGCTCGTTGGCGGTCTGCGGCACGATCTGGTCGTAGAACTTGCGCATGCCCTCGCCGCCGACTTTCAGGTCCAGCCCCTGCATGCGCCCGCTCTCCAAGCCCGCTTTGGCATACTCGGTGATGCGCTCGGCCAGCTCCTTGCCCACCGTGTTGACCAGTTCCTTGTCGTCCTCGACACGGATGTTGGTGATCTTGCCAGTAACGTCTTTGATATGGAGCATGTAGCCGCCGATGTCGGCCACGCGCCAGGTCAGCTCATCGACATGCTTGGACAGGTCGTAGCGTTCGGCACTCTGCTCGCCGTTGATGAACGCGACGCGGTCATAGCCGTGTTCCGCCGCGTAGCGGATCACCCGCTTGAGCGCGAGCGACAGCCAGGCCTTGGTGTCGGTGACGAACGGGCCGCGCGGGGTGGTGTTTTTCTCGCCGCTCGGCCGGTGGCCGAGCCGGAGCTGCCGCTCGGCGTCCTGCACGGCGAGTGCTTCCGTCATCGGCTGGTCGAACGTGCGCCCGAGCCGGTGGTACAGTTCGCGCGGATCAATGTTGATGACGAAGTTGCCCTGACCGTCGCGCACGCGCCACCAGCCCCACGGCTGGCTGGCATCCCACGGCGCGGCCGTCAGGCCACCAGGCGCGTAGCCCTCGGGGCCGGTGAACCCGTCCTTCGCGCCGCTCTGGCCCCAGTCGCTTTGCAGCTCCTCAACGAACAGCACGCGCTTGCCGTCGGCGTCGGTGCGGTCGTTAAATCGCACATGGGCGATCACGTTGTCGACGTCCCAGTGCCCAGTCGTGTACCGGACCGGCTCGGTGCGCGGGAGCGGCATTTCGCCCACCTCGCGCGCGGCGCGCTGGTCGCGGGCGGCCATCAGGCTGCTGTATTCGCCGTACAGGGCGCGCGATGCGACCAGGTCCCCCGCCTGTTGCTCGGCTTCTGCCTGCTTGATCAGCTCGTCCAGCCGCGGCTGGTATTGGGCAAAGATCGCGGCGCGACCTGCCTGCACGCGGGCCACCTCGGCGGCGGTCGGCGGCGTCACCTTGCGCGGCAGGGACAGCAGCAGTTCGTGGTAGTTGGTGCCACCTGGCAGGGTGTAGTTGTCGTAGCGGGTGGCGTTCTGGTATTTGCTGACCGAGCTGGCAAACGCGTTGGACAGCGCCTGGGCGGCATCGACCGTCTGCCGGTCGGCGCCGTAAATCTGGCGCAGCTCCAGCGGGCTGTCAATGTAGTGGTCGTTGTCGGCGTGGTAGAAATACAGCTGGTCGTCGCCGTCGGCGTTGGCCTCAATGACGGGCTTGAAGCCGGCGGCGCGCAGTTGCGCCACCTCATCCGGGTAACGGCTGCTCAACGCATCGATCGTCTGGGTGCCCTCTTGGCTGGCCTGGTACAGCGTTTCCTTGACCTGCACGCCGTTCTCGGCCACGAAGCGCGCGATGTCGTCCACCGCCACCTTGCCGGGCTGGAGTTTGAGCCAGTCGTCCAGTCCCGACCATTGCAGTTCGTCGGCCTTGAACTTGCCTTCCTTCTGGCGTGCGGCCAGCCACGCGCGCGCCTGCGCGGGCGACACCAGCCCGTCCTTGGTGGCGATCTTCGCCATCGCGGGGACGGTGCGCGCCAGCGCCGAGTAGAACACCGGCGCGTGTGCCTGATTGAACAGCGGCAGCCCGGTCAGCGCCTCCTCGCGCAGGGCGGGCGTGATGTCGAAGCCGGGTTGCCGGGTGTAGAGCGCGTCCTGCTGGTCCTTGCCGTACACCAGTTGGCCGTCCTCGAACGTGTCGGGCGGGCGCATGTCCACAGTGCCCATCTTGCCGGCACCGAGTTTTTTCAGCAGCTCGTTGGCGGCCTGCGGCACGATCCGGTCGTAGAACGCGTGCATGCCTTCGCCGCCGAGTTGCAGGTCCAGCCCCGTCAACTGCACGAAGCTGCCGCCGGCCGCGATCTTGTCGGCCACCTCCCTGCCGAGGAAGTCAGCCAGTTCGCTTTGCGGCAGCACGTCGTTGAAGACCTCTTTGCCGCCCTTGCTCAGCACCCGCAGGAACTGGGTTTGCTTGTTGTAGGCCACCTCATTGATCTTGCGCGCGAGATCGTAGCGTTCGGTGCTCTGCTGGCCGTTGATGAACGCGATCCGGTCGTGGCCGTGCTCGGCGGCGTAGCGGATGATCCGCTTGAGCGCGAGCGTCACCCACGCCTTGGTGTCGGTGACGAACGGCCCGCTTGGGACCCCGCCCCTGAGCCAGTTAATAAAATCAGGATCAGTGTCCTCGTTCACCTGCCGCACTGCCTCGCTGAGCGTGTCAGCTTCTGCGATCTGGCCATCCTCAAAATTGGCCTGCCACTTGCCGCGGTTGTGAACGAACTCCACGCCGCGTTCCTCGAGCTGCTCGCGGGTCAACGCACGCGTATGGCGGGCTGCGAAGCCTTCTTTCTTGCCCTCCTGCGCCCAGTCCGATTGCAGCTCCTCGATGAACAGCACGCGCTTGCCGTCGGCGTCCGTGCGGTCGTTGAATCGCACATGGGCGACCACGTTGGGCTCGTCCCAATGTCCGCTGAAATAGCCGCTGCTGCGGCTCGCCGCCAGAACGTCGTTGACATTCAGCCCCAGACGGTCGCGGTAGTCCTCCAGCATGCCGATCGCGTCCGGCCCGCCTTCGCGCAACACGCGACGTTCCTCCCCGGCCAGACCAGGGTAGCCGGCATCGCGCATCTGCTGCTGGAGGTAGTCGATCAGGTCCTCGCGGATCTCGACATGCTCGCTAGGCAGCGTCAGCAGCAGTTCGCGGTAGTTCTCGCCGCCGCGCATGGTGTAAGTGGCGTATTTTGGGTCGTCAGGCCGCTGTTCGCTCGGCTCGCTGTCGCCCCACTCGGCCGACTCCCACCGCTCCGAGAAGTCGCGCAGCCAGTCACGCTGTTCAGGCGTCAGGGACGGGTGAAGAAGCAGTTCGTCGGCGCTGAGTTCGGGCAGCCCGTTCTCCTCCAGAAACTGGCCGTACTCCTCGCCTAGTTCCTCGAGCACCGCATCCCGGTCTTCCCGGTCTGCAGCCGGCCCTGCTGTGTCAGGTCCCCGCTCGCCCTTGATGACTTCCTGTACCTGTACCCCGTTCTCGTCCACGAAGCGGGCGATGTCGTCCACCTTGATCTTGCCCGGCTGGAGCTTGAGCCAGTCCTCCACGCCCGACCACAGCAGTTCGGCCGCCTTGAACTTGCCTTCCTTCTGGCGCGCCGCCAGCCAGGCGCGCGCCTGCTCTGGCGACACCATGCCGTCCTTGTTGGCGATCTTGGCCATGTCGGGGATCGTCCGCGCCAGCGCCGAGTAGAACACCGGGCCGCGTGGCGCGCTCGGGGTAGGCGGTTCTGGCGGCGGCGGTTCGGCGGCGCCGATCTTGGCGCGTACGTTCAGGCCGTCGATTTGCCCGGCGTTCTCGCGGACGATCCGGGCGGCGAGATCATCCCCCAGCGCGCGCGCCAGGCCAGCCTCGTCGTAGTTATTGGCCAGCACCACCTCGCGGTCGCTGCCGACGCCGACCACGCGGTACTTGCCGTCATCGAGCTGGTGGAACCGGAGCTCGGCAATCGGCTTGGTCTCGCCTTCGTCCTGCACCCGGCGCGAGTTCTGCGCCTTGGGCGGCTCGTAGTTGTTGATCGCGGCCAGCCGCTTGAAGTCGGCGCGGTCCTGCCCCATGGCCTCGGCCACGTCGCCCGACGCGGCCAGCGCCGCGTCCAGCCAGGACGGCGCGGTGCCGCCCGTCTCCACCATCCCGAACAGGAAGGTCTTGACCCAGTCCTTGAAGCGTTCCCACAGGGTCCTGCCCTCGTAGCGTTTGCCGGCCATGTAGGCTTGCAGCAGCGGGTCGGTCAGCGCCCGCACGAAGAACTCGTCCGGGTTGGCGCGCGCCTCGTCCACGGCCAGCCCCAGCTCCTTGTTGGCGAACTGCTCGGCGGCCACGGCGCTGCGGAACTCGTCCCAGACCGCCTCGAACTGCGCCAGAGCCTTGGCGGCCTGCGGTGCCGCCATCCCGATCACTTTGTCATTGCCGCGCACCATGCCGACCGACAGCGAGCGGTAGCGCGCCGCCACCGCGACGTGCAGGGCTTCGTGCAGGACCGTCTCGTAGGTCATGCCGCGGTGGCCCTGCGCGGTGAACAGGCGCAGATGCACGAACGGCTCCAGCTCGACCGCGCCATGCACGTTCATGTGGCGCGTGTCGTCCACCGTCACCATCACGGTGCCGCTGGTGGGCAGCAGCTTGTCGATCTGGGCAGCCAACGGGCGCAGTTCCTTGGGACCGGACAGCGCGATCAGCTTCATGGCCTGGTGCAGCACCTTGATGCCGTTCAGGCTGGTGGTGCCGCTGGACTGGCCGTCGCGCAGCACCTTCTCCACGCCGGGCAGCACGCGCTGCCCCAGCAGTTTCGGGTCGAGCGGCTTGGCCTTGCCCAGCGCGACATCGGCGGCGCTGGCGTTCGGCGCGATGGCAGCGGCGGCCGCCGCCACCAGCAGTTTGCGGCGCGTCTCGTCTGGCACCGCCTTGGAGTACATCGTGTCGGCCACCTGCGCGGCATCGGCCGGCTTGTCGATCACCACCATGCGGGCGTTCACCCCGGTATTGACCGGCAGCGACGGGTCGTTGAACGTGCCCTCGGCCAGCTTCTCGCTGGTGCCGCCACGCTCCGCGAGCCAGTCGCGGAACGCCTGCGCCATCTTGTCCTGGCCGAAGAACACGCCTTCGCCCATGATCGCCACCAGTCGCCCGCCTGGCTTGAGCAGGCTGTACGCGTGCATCACATGCTCTGCATCACGGCGGTTGGAGAATGGCGGGTTCATGATGATGCGGTCGTAACCCGACTGCACGCCGCGGTACTCGATCCCCTGCAGCTCGCTGAAATTGTAGAAGCCGAGGTTGCGCGTCGGGTCGGCCGGATCCACCAGCCGCACGCGGTCGGACCCCATGCCACCCTTGCCGCGCACGATGCCGCGCACGCCGTCTGGCGCTTCCATCAGGTCGCCAAAGGTGTAGCCGCGTGGTGCCGCCTTCATGTCCATGAAGTCGTTGCCGACCAACTCGTAGCCCTTGGCCTCCAGCAGTTCGCGGCGCTCGGGCGAGATTTCCATCACGTCCGGTTCCACCCCGGCCTCGCGGATGCGGTCTGCGATGTGGCCCATGCCGGCCGACGGCTCCAGCACCCGCATGCCCGCTTCCAGCTCGGCCACCGCGATCATGTCGTCGGCCTGATCGGCGGGGGTCGGGAAGAAGTCGAGGCCGTCGTTGCGGCGCCCGACCATCTGGCGCTCCAGTTCCTTGACGCGGTCGGCTTCCTTCGGTGCCACCTTGAGGCCCAGATACTCGCGCAGGGCCGCGCGCAGCTCGGCCGGCGACTCGATGTTCATGCGCGCGAGCGCCTTGCGGCGTTCATACGCGGTGTCGAACGTCCACGGCACGCTGACGCGCTGCTGGCGGCGGTTCACGCGCGCCAGCCTTTCCACCAGCTCGGCACCGAAATCGGGGTGCAGCGTGATCTTCTTGTCGCCGTCGCCTTTCCAGATGGCGTGCTCGATCGCCTCGGACGGACTCATGACGATGATGTTCTGGCCGCGCTTGAACGGCAGCACGATGGCCTTGCCGCTCAGGTTGCTGGCGGCGATGGCGCGCTCGGCGCTGATCTTGTTCTCAAACACCGCCGGCTCGTCCTTGCCGTCCGGTCCCCTGCGCTTCGTGTACGTGCTGACCCTGTGCAGGTTCTCCTTGGCGAACTTGAGGTAAGCCGCCGTCACGTCATCGGCCACCTTCATGATCTTCTCGCCCAGCTTCTTGGTGCCGTCCACCTCCAGCAACTGGCGCCCGAGGGTGGCGAGGTCGCTGCGGTAGGCCGTGTAGCTCGGGAACTCGGCGTGATCCATGTCCGACACGGTCGGCTTGACCTCCAGCCGCTTGTCGTAGCCGTGCGGGCGCGACCAGGTGCGGCGCTGCTTGTCCTCGGCCAGCGGGAACTCGGCATCGGCCGCCTTGTCGCGGGCTTTCTCTGCCAGCGTGTTGAGCAGGTCGATCTGGGTCATCGCGCGCACGCGGTCGAGGAACTTGACCGTGCCGGCCTCGATCCCGGCGGCGAGGTTGCGCATCGTTTCGGCCATCGCGCGCTGGCGGCGCGCGGCGGCATCGGCAGCGGCGGCGAAGCCGGCGCGGCGCGCGGTGTTGGTCTTGCGCTCGCGGCCCTCGCTCTCGCTGGCCTGCTCGTCCAGACGCTCGGCCATTTCGCGTAGCCGCTCCACGGTCGACTGCGAGCGGTCGTCATCGAACGCATCACGGCGCGCCTGCGCCACCTCGCGGGCGGCGCTGTCGTCGCCCGCGATCAGCTTCTTGAAAGCCTCGGCCCCTTCCGGCGTCTTGAACTGCCAGCCAGGGATGGCCCCGTTGCCGCGGTAGCTGGAGTAGTCGCCGCCGAGGCGGCGCGCGGCGTCGGACAGGCGCTTGTACTCCTCGGTCGAGACACGCTGCTCGATCTGGAACTGCCACAGGTCATGGCCATACTTGCCGTGCTTGGTCTTGATGGTCTCAGTCGCGCGCAGCGGCTCGCCCGGCACGCGCAGCGCCTGGTCCTGCTTCTCGACCTTGCGGCTGGCGCGGTCCGCACGGGCGGCATCGGCCTTGAGTTCGTCGTAGCGGGCGCGCTGCTCAGGCGTCATCGACAGGCGCGCGTGCAGGAACGCAGCAGCATTGGTCGCGTCCGGGTGCTCCTTCTGGTACTCGGCCATCTGGCTGCGCGCCAGCGTGTCGAAGTCGTCGGCGGTCTGCGGGTCGGTCAGGGCGGCGACATGCTGTTCGGCTTCGGCCCGTGCTTCCTTGCGCGAGGCGATCACCTTCTCGCGGAACGCCGCCAGTTTTTCCGGCGTCAGCGCGTCAACCACCTTTTCCATCGCGGAGCGGTAGCTGTCGCGCCCCATCACGTAGCTGATCGACTCGTTCAGCGTGTACTGGTGCAGCATCTGCTCGTACAGCGCCTTGATGATGTCGGGCTTGTTGTCGTTCCTGTGGCGGTGGTAGAAGTACACGCCGCCCATCTTGAGCAGGTCGTCCTTCTTCGTCGCGTTCAGTTCGTCGCGGATCACCTGTTCCGACGCCAGCAGCCGCTTGAAATTCGCTTTCAGCGCGGCCAGCGGCAGCTCGCCGTCGTACAGCGCCTTTTCCGTGCGCTCTTGCTCGGCCACGTTCATCAGGCCGAGCGTGTCCACCGGCGACTGCGCCGGCCTAGCCTCGACGCCAGCGGCTTCCTGCTGCGGTGCCGCTTCGCTGGCTGCCGCCTGCTGCGGTGCAGCGAACAGCGCCTTGATCGCGGCGGCGACCGATTCGCCGGCCTTGTAGCGTTCAGCGGCCACCCGCTCAGCGGCCCAATGATTGGTTTCGCCACGGCGCCCGCCCTCGACCTGCGCGACCATGTTGTGCAGGATTGCGGCCACATCGCGGCCCGAGCCTGGCACGGTGTAGCCCGAGTGGTTGCTGGACATGCCGCCGGCGAACTCGCGCAGCTCGAGCTTCCGGTTCGGGCCGAGGAAGTCGATCGACTTCTGGTGGTGGTCGTCGCCGTTGTCGATGCGCACCCACTCGCGCATCGGCGTGCTGTTGATCTTGCGGACCAGCGCGCCCTGATTCTCGATGGTGGAATCGGGCAGTGTGGCGACCCAGCGCAGAAATGCCTCGCTGTACGCCTGCAGGCGCGCGCGCAGGCTCTCGTAGCCCGATTCGTCGGGCGGCAGTGCGGGGCGCGCGGTCAGGTCGACCGGCGCGGCGGGCGCGGCTTCCGGTTCCTTCTTCACCTGCGCGAGCTGGTCCAGCCGGTTGCTCCAGTCGTCGCTCACGTCTTGCGCCGCCTCGGCCGGTGCCGCCTCTTTCGCCACGTAGCCCTGCTCGCGCAGGTATTGCAGCCCGGCCTCGACCGCCGCCTTCTTGGCGTCGCGCAGGCCGTCGAAGCGTTCGCCGCCCAGCTCCCACTTGCCGCCGTCGATCTTCTGGACGCTGGCAATGGAGATCGCGCCAGACGCATCGCCCTCACCGTCCTCGTTGAAGAACAGTTTGTGCGTGGTCACGCCGTCGCGCTGGCCGAGGTCGCGCCAGGCCATCTGCTTCTTCGCCTGCTCTGGGCTGATCCGGTCATCGGTGCCGCCTTCGGCGGGCGGGGTCGCTTCTGCGGTGCTCTGCTCGGCCGCAGCTGAGTCGTACCCGGCCAGCCACGCATCGTGCTTGATGCGGTGGCGCGAGTAGCCGCCTGGCGGCGCTTTCGGCTTGCCCGCAAGCGCCGCAGCGCGGCCCTCGGCCTTGGCTGCCGTGATCGTCTCGTGCTGGGTGCGCGCCATCCGTGCGTGGACATGGTAGACCGGGATGCCGTTGGCCTCGGCCCACTGCAGCGCCGCGTAGTCGGTGTCGAACTTGCGCGGCTGGCCGCCGTCGGCTTCGATGTGGTCGTCGTTTTCGAGGACGTACTTGCCGTCGGCACCGCGCTCAATGTAGTACGGTTTCTCTGTCGGTGCCGGCGTGGCCTTGGCTTTCATGCGCGCCTCGGCCTCGGCATCGGCGTCGATGATCGCGCGGATCAGGCCCACCTGGCTGGGGATGTCGCGCACCTCGGGGTGCTCGGTCTGCCCCTGCATCAGCGACCAGCCCTTCATGCGGTTCCTGACGGTCCATTCGCTGCCGTCGGCCAGCCGCACCACGTCGCCGTCGCCCAGCGGGTTGGTCAGCGCGTTCAGGCTGTCGACGCTGCGCACGCTGCCGCTGCGCGGTGCTGGTTCAGCGGGAGGCTCCGTTGCGGGTGCCTCCTCAAACACGCGCTCAGCCGCGTCGAAGGTCGGGAATACCTTGATGTAGATCGTCTCGCCGCTGTCCGGGTCGGCATAGCGCACCGCGCCACGCTTGTCAGCTAGTTTGGCACCGTTGAACAGTTGGCGCAGGACGCCGTCGCCCGCCACCTGCTGCCGGAACAGCACGAAGTCGGTGCCCTGGATCGACACGGTGTCGCCAATCTTGGCCGCGTTGGACGGCTGCTTCGCCGCCTTGGCCGCCGCTTCCTTGGCGTACCAGTCTTTCAGCCACGCGATGGCCTGCTCCAGCGTGCCCGACTCGCTGCGCTCAGTGGCGACGTAAGCGCGGTACTTGTCGTTGAGACGGTCGAACTTTGAGATTTGGCCGATCTTCTGGCTGCCCGGATAGGTCACTTCCACGCCATTGCCGTCATTGACGCGCATGGTGGTGCCGCGGATCGTGAAGCCGGCCGCCTCGATCTTCCCTTCCGGCGAGGCAGCGCGCGCTGCTGCTTCGCGGGCGCGCTGCTCGGCCTCGGCCTGCGCGCGCTCGGCCTGGGCTTCGCGCTGGCGGGTCGCCGCCTGCGCCTCGCGCTCCAGCTTGGTCGCGTAATCGTCGTCCGACTTCTCGGCGGCAGCCAGCCAGGCCGCCTCCAGCGCCGCGTTGTCAGGTACGGTGCTGGCGAACCTGTGGATGGCGTTGGCCAGTGCGTCCTTGTTGGTCGCCTTGATCTTGTCGCGCGCACTTTTCTCGGCGGCGACGGCGCTGGTGGCCGGCTCGCCAATGTGCATGCCGGTGTTCTTCTCGATGAAGTACCACGGCTTGCCCTTGTCGCCGTAGCGGCGCCCGACGTAACCCTGAATCCCGTGCGGCATGTCGGGGATGTCGCGCGCATCCATGTACAGGTTCGGCCCGGTCGAACCCTGCGCCGTGTTCGGCGTGAAGCGGAACGGCTGGCCGATGGTCTTGGCCAGCTCGTAGGCGGCAACCTTCTCGCCCTGCTCCAGCATGTCGCGGATCGCGGCGGCTGGGTTTTCCGACACGCCCAGCGTCCTGCTCGACGCCGAGCCGCTGCTACGGCGCTTGGGCGCGTCAAAGCCCTTGGACTCCACCACCCGCTTCCTGAACTCACTCAGCTTCTCGCGGCTGTTCAGCACGCTGAATTTGCCGTCGCCTGGCACGTCGAACTCAAGGTAGTGCGCGGCCTTGCGCGCGTCGACGGAGCGTTGTTCGGCGCGCCTGACGGCAGCGAGAAGCTGGGCGCGGTCGCCCTTGCCGACGCGGAGGGCTTCGCGCGCCTTGTCCAGTTCTGCCGCTGCTGCGTGGAGTTCGGTTTCCTGGCCGTTGGTGACGGTGTCCTTTTGCGGCGCGGTAGCAATGGCGGCGTCGATCGCGGCCAGCAAGTTGGCTTTGGCGGTCTTGTAGTTGATCGGCGTGTGCGCGGCTTCCTTGGCCAGCGACTGGCCGATCACCGCCAAGGTGGCGGGTTCGGATTGGCCAGACTCCACATGCTCGGCAGGGGTGCCGAAATGCGCGCGTACCACATCGTCATCGGCCAGCGCCTGCAATCCGGCTTCCACGTCGTCGGGGTGCTCGGCCTTGATGGCGTTGCGCTTCCATTCGATGCCCTGCTTGCCGCCAGCCAGATTCATTGCCTTGAACAGGCGTTCGACCTGTTCGTCGTTCAACTGGTCGACGGCCTTGTCGTTCACCGCTTCGCGCTGGCGCAGGTTCTCATACTCGGACGAGCCTTCCAGATGCACGGGGCTGGCCGGTTCCTGCGGTTGGGCCGCTGCGGCCTGCTGCTGGCCGCGCTGCGCGATCAGGTGCGCAGCGTAGTCCATCGCCGTCTTGCCGATCGCGCCTTCGGGCAGGAACGCGCCTCGCGGGTTGAACAGGCGGCGCCCGTCCCTGTCGTGCGGCTCGATGCGCGCACCCTCTGCCACGCGGCGCTCCATTTCGGCCTTGCGGGTGCGCATCACGCCGTCAAATCGCAAATACTGGCCCAGCGCCTTCTGTGCGCGGGAACGCTGCATCGGCGGCAGGTCAGCACCGAAGCCGTGGTATTCATCGTTCGCGCCGATGTTCTTGGGGCGCTCTGGCTTGGTTCCGGCTTCCAGCTGCTGCGCAATCACATCGGCAAAGCGGGCGATGTCCTCTGGCTGCACGTTGGCCAGCTTGGCGTACAACTGCGGGTTGGCGCGGAACTCGGCGGCGGTTTCCTGCGCCTGCTCTGGCCGCACAAAGGCGTAATCGCGCAGTTTGTAATCGCGCAGCGCAAAGCCATCCTCGCCGTTCTCGCTCTTGGCCCACGCCGCCAGATCGGTCGCCACCTTTTCCGCAACCATCTTGCGGCCGCGATCGATCACCTCGTCGACTTTCGACTGCGCTGCGGCCTGCAACAGCAGGCGGCGCCGCTCGATCTCCTTGGCCACCGGCTCGGCGCGCTTGGGCAGTTCCTGCTGCGCGCGCCGCAGCTCGGCATCGGTCATGTCCTTGACCGACTTGCGGTTCAGCTGTTGGGTGGTCAGCTCCAGTTCGTCGGCGGGCGCGGACGGCCCCGACGTAGCAGGAGCGGTGCGTTGGTCCAGTTCACGCTGCAGGCGGTCGGCCAACGCGCTGGTGAGGTTGCGCCGCTCCGATGCATGGGCGCGGTCACGCTGGCGCCCGGCGGCACCAGAGCCGCCCAGACGGGTGGGGTCGAACGTGGCGACCGAGTGCGAAAGCGACTCGTCCACCTCGGCGCGCAGCTTCTTGATCTTGCGTTCGATGGCTTCGGCTGGCGCGGCGTGCAGGTTCCGGTCGGCCACTTCGTCCACAACCAGCTTCGCGGTGGCTGCGTCAGGCCCGAACGCGAGGTGTTCGGGCGGGATGCCACGCTCGCGCGCCAGCCGGATGACCTCGTTCTTGTCCTTGTGGTCAGCCATGAACCGCCCATTCAGCACTTCGCGCGCGAGTTCCAGCGCCTGTGGGTCTGGATTGATCGGCCGCTTCGGAGCGGCAGACGACGCGGCTGGCTGCACCAGCCGCAGCACCTCGTCAGCCGGCATGGCGGCCACCGCCGCCTCGCTGTCGGTGCCTTCGTGGTAGTCGGCCACCGCGTTGTAGCCCGCCTTCCACTGGCGGGCGCTGATCTTGTCGACCGCCTCGGCCCCGCCTGGCAGGCCGCGCAGCGCGCGCGCCGTCCCGGCCACCGCCTGCGCGAACGAGCGCGCGCCCTTCTGGATCAGCAGGCCGATCAGCTTGGACAGGGCCGGCAGCAGGTCGCCCGCCGTGTACTGCGGGCCGGTCGCTTTCAGCTTGCTGCCCGTGATGTCGGTCAGCACGTCGATCAGGTGCGCCCCAGCAGCGCGGATCTGCTCGTCCAGATCGTCGGCTGCGGCATCCAGTGCCGGCGCTTCGACTGCCGCAGACTGCGGTGGGGCCGTTTCCGTCACTGCCTCGGTCTGGGCGGCGGGGAACGGCAGTGGCGGCGGCGGGCTGTCGTCTGGGCTTTTCTCCCATTCGGCACGGGCGCGCTCGGCGGCGCTGCCCTTTTCCAGGTCGCCCATGATGCCTTGGAACTGCTCGGCCGGGCTGGCGGTCGGTGCCACTTCTGGCACCTTGGCCGCCTCGGCTTCCTTCGGCATCCCGAAAATCTTGTTGCCGTGGCCGATGGCCCCGCCCTTGACCAGCGCATCCTTGATCTGCTGCGCGGTGGCCCCGTCGGGCACCGTGATGTCGGCACCCGAATCGAAGTCCTGCGCCGGGTAGGCACCGATGTGGACCACGCCGTCCCTGACCGTGACCGGCGCGGCGCTGTTGGGGGTCTTGCCGATCGACAGATGCGGTGCTTCGCCTTCTGGAGCGGCTTGCGCTCCCTCCTCCAGCTCGGCGCTGGGGAACTGCGCGGCCTCGGGCAGCAGCTCGCGGATCGGGGCGTTGAAGCGGATCACGCGGATCGGCGTGTCGTGTTCGAGCGCGGCCAGCCACTGGTGGTGGCCGTCGAGGATGTGGTCGTCCGACGACACCAGAATGGCGCGGTCGCCCTCCTGGAAGTTCTTGGCGCGGTCCACCTTGTCGATGGAGAACTCGCGCTGGGTCGCCTTGAGCGACGACGGCAGCACCGACTCCTGCTCGTGGGTGATGCCGCGCGCCTTGAGGAACTGGGTCAGCGCGCCGCGATGCTCGGCCTTGATCTGCGGCATGTCGGCGCGCTCGATCCCCAGCGTGCCCGATTCGGGCGGGAAGGCGTGCCACTCGCCGTCGAGCTGCTGGGCATTCAGTGCAGGCTCGGCGTCGCTCCCGCCACCTGCGCGAACAGGATCAGTTGCATCAGCTTCTCCAGATGCTGCGGCAGCACCCGGTTGCTCCGCAAGTGCCGGTCCAGCAACGCCAGGTCGCGCGGTGTCATCTGCCCCGTGACCAGCAACAGGTTGATCGCTTCCGGTTCCGGCAGCGGCTGGGTTCTCTGGTAGAGCGGTTGCATTGGTTCCTCCCTGCTGTTTGCGACCGTTCTTGACGAACGCCTTGAACCCCTCCATGAGCGGCGCGCGCTGGCCCTGCGGGATGCCGGCGCGGTTCAGCGCCTTCCAGAACGCGGTGGCGTCCTTGGCTTCCTGCGCGGCCGGCAGCAGCTCGGGCGGCAGCAGCGGTGCCGGCGCGGCCTTCTTGCGCGGCGGCGGCACGGGTGCCTTGCGCTCGGGCACCGCGTCGACCAGTTCGTTCGGCGCGGCGTATTCCTGCTCGGTGCGGGTGTAGGCATCGGCCACGCGTGCGTGCGTGGCCACGTACTCCATTTCATCCGGGGTGGGTGCGGTGAAGCGGTAGCCCTCGCGCTTCAACTGCGCGGAGAACGCCGCCAGCTTGCGCTCGGGCGGGGTGTCGGGCGGCAGCCGTTCCAGCACTCCATCCAGCACGGCCATGCGGGCGCGCTGCGTGGCGTTGGCCTGGCTGGCGGGCAGGTTCGCGTTCAGCGATTCGTGCGCCGACTGCTGTTGCAGTCCCTCCACCTCGGCGGCGTGGCGTGCGGTTGCGGCCAGTTGCGGCAGCCCGTGGTCGGGCATGTCTGGCGCGGGTGCGGCGTCTGGCGCGGTGGCCAGCGCCTCGCCCAGCGTGGCCGGGATGTTCTGGGCCGCTGGCGGGACGGCCTGAGCGGCGGTCGCCGCCGCCTCTGCCAGCGGTTGCTGCGCGGCGGGCTGCGCCTCGGGCGACGGCGCGGCAGGTGCCGCCGCAGCCGGCTGGCTGTCGGGCGTCGTCGCGGCCGGCACGTTCGCGCCAGCGGCCTGCGCCGCGCGCGTGAGCGGTCCTGCCGGGCGGTGGACCATCCCCATGCCCGCCCCCATCGCGGCACCGACCACGCCGCCCACGCCGGCCTGCTGGCCGACGCCCTTCATCAGGTCCGGTTCGCCGGTGGCCACGTTGGTGAAGAACTGCTCCTGCGCCGACTGCGGGGCTTCCTCGAGCACGCCCTCGCTGAACGCTTCCTTGGCCAGCCGCGCTGGCAGGCCGCCCTTGACCGTGTGGCTGCCCGTGGCGATGTCGGTCCCCACGTCGCCCATCAGGCGACCGGCACCATAGCCGATGCCGGCCGTGGCGGTGCCCGCCGCCAGCGCCGGCAGCACGTACTGGCCCCAGCTGCGGCCCTGCCCCTGCGCCTGGTCGGCAATCTGGCCGGCGCTCTGCGCGCCCTCGCTGGCCGAGCCGATGGCCATCAGGCGCGCCGAAGCCGCGTCGATCGCGTCGGCTGCGGCACGCTTGCCCGCCATGGTGGACAGGGCGGCAGCGGCGGCCTGCGCCTCGTTCTTGCCAGCCTGCAGGGCGAGGTCGCGCGCCAGCGCGCCCTCCGTAGTGGCCAGCGCCGCTTTCAGGCCGATGCCGCGCGCGACTGCCGCAGTCAGGCCCATCCCGCCCAGCATGCCCGGCAGCGACTCGGCGGCACCGCCCAGAATCGAGCGCGGGTGCGTAAGCGACTGCACGATGGCATCCACCATGCCGTCCGAGTTCTGCACCGCCTGCTCGGCGGCCTGCTGGCTGGGCGACAGGTACTGGCCGAGGAATTGGTTGGTGGCCTCGGGATCGTAGCCGACCGCGCGCGCCGCCTTGCCTACCAGCCCGCCCGTGGCGAGGCTGCCGAGGCCGACGACAGACTGGCCGAGATCGACCGCGCCCTGCGCCAGCTTGATGCCCACATCGCCCAGCGTGCGCATCACCCCGGCCTGCGCCGGTGCCGGGGTGGGCAGCCTGGTCGCCGCCAGCCCGGCGTTGAGGATGTCGGCATACGGGTCGTATCCTGCCGGCTGGTCCGGTTGCGCGCCTTCCGCGGGGGCAGCAGTGCCAAGCCGACCCGCGACATCGCGCGCCGCCGCCACCACCTTGCTGGCGTAGGCGGGATCTTCGGCATAGCGGCGCTGCCCGCCCTGCAACCCCTGCGCAAAACGGGCGGCATCGCTGCCGGCATTGAGCGCGCCAGGATACATGCGTTCCAGCAGGTCGGCGTAGTGGTCGCCAAATTCATCGGCGCTGTCGAACTGGCGGTAGCGGTCCACGCTGTCGGTCGCGTTGTCGCGCGCGGCCACGCCGCGACCGGAAAAGTCCTTGATGTTGCCCAGGTTGTTCGTGCCAGGGATGATCGACCTGCCCCAGCCCGTCTCCAGCCCCCATTGCCCGAGCAGGACCGACGGATCCACGCCGAGGCGCGCACCGACCCGCGCCGCCGTCGGCGCGAACTGCGCCACGAACGCTGCCGGATCGGCGGCGTGGGGCGTGGCCCCGTGCTGCTGCTGGTTCAGGTAGGCATCAAGCAGGTTGAGTGCGTCGGACATTGGCGATCCTTGTATTCGTCTCGGTCAGAAATGGCTGGTGGCGCGTTCCATCTGCTGCGCGAACGCCTTGTTCTGGGCCGCCCACGCGGCCCCGTACTGGCGCTGCCATTCGGCATAGGCGGGATTGGGGACAAACTGGTTGCCCATCCAGACGCGTTCGCGCGGCGGCTCGGGCACCATCTGGCCAGACGGCAGCGGTTTGGCTGGCGGCGGCTTGACGGCGGCGGCCTGCTGCTTGGGTGCAGGCTGGGCGGGCGCGGGGGCAGCGCCCAGCTTGGCGGCGGGCGGCGCGGTGCGCATGCGCTGGTCGGCGGCGGCGATGCCGCTGGTCCACGACTGCATGAACTTGGCCGGGTCCACCTTGCCGGTCTCGGGGTCGGTGGCCTGCTTGAGCGCATCGGCGCGCAGCGCCGTCATCACCTGGTACGCCTTGTCGGGGTCGCCCAGCCGCAGCATCATGTTGCCGTACAGGGACTTGGCAGCGGGCATCGGCACCTGCTTGCCGGTGTCGTCCTGGTAGCTGTACAGGTGTTCGTTCAGGTCCAGCGCCTCCTTGATGGCCTTGTCGTCCATCTTGGCCCCGCGACCGCCGCCGGTCAGCAGCCGCACCACGTTGGCATCGGCTGCGTTGCGCGCCTGGTCGCGGCGGTAGTTCTCCATCGTGTTGGCCTGTTTTTCTGCCGCACCAGCCTGACGCTCGGCCACGCCCGCCATGCGGTCCTTGTAGCTGGATTCGCTCTGGTCCTTCTTGGCGCTGTCGTACAGCTCGATCTGCTTGGCGAGGTCGAGCATCTTGTAGCGGTCGGCGGTGGTGTCGATCACGCCCGGCACGCCGTTGCCGTTCATGATCGTGACCAGCTTGGTCGGCAGCACGCGCCCGTCGGGCAGCGTGGTGGTGCCGTCGACCGCCTTGACGAAGCGCGCGCCGTTGGCCACGCCGGCGCTGTTGTAGGCATCGATGCCGCCCTGGTAGTCGCCGCGCGCGAACGCGTCGAGCGCGGTCGTGATGCCTTCGGCGCGCATCTTGTCGAGCAACGCGCGGGTCTGCGCGTATGCCTGCGGGGCCACGTCGCCGCGGCGCGCGGCCTGTTCGAGCACATACCGCTGCATGTCGAGGATATTGCCGAGGCGGCGCGGGGCCGCCACGCCGCCTGGCTGGGCCGGCGCTTCGGTCGGCGCGCCCACTGCGGCGGCCTGATCGGCATGCAACTGCTGGGCATACGCGGTGGCCTGCTCGGGCGTCTGGAAGATGCCGAGGTGGCGCCCGCTCTGGCGGTAGGCATCGACCGCCTCCCTGTCCGACATGATGCGGCCGTCGTCGCTGACGGTCGGGATCAGCACTTCGCCCTGATCGGTGCCGACCGAAACCGAGCGCACCGTGCTGACCGACCCGTCGGGGTTGGTCACGCGCGGGCGGTGCGCCAGGTCGATATTGCCCGGCACCAGCAGCCCAGACGGGTTGGCCGGCTGTGGCGCGGCGGTCGGTGCCGTGTCTGCCGCATCAGCGGCGACGGCGCTGCCCGGCGCTCCCGCGAGGGACGCATCGACCGGCACCGGCTTGCGCGGTGCCGGCGACGACAGCGGCGTGATCGTGCCGGCCGGATCGGGGACGGGCGTGGTCTGCATTTGCAGGTCGGTCGCAGCCGGGGCGGCACTCGCAGGTGCTGTGGTGGGCGCGGCGGTCGGTGCGGCGCTGGCACTGGCGGCGCTGCTGCCGTCGTCATGGTCGTTCCAGTAGTCGGCTGCCGCCTGCTTGGCCTGGTTGCGGATGCGGTCGGCCTCGGACCAGTCATACCGCTGGCGCGACCGCTGTTCCTCCAGAAACGCGCGATCCTTGCGCGCCTGCGCGTCGTCCTCGGCCTGGCGCGCATCGGCAGCCTGGCGGCGCTGGTCGTCCTTGTAGGCGAGGTAGCCTTGGCCCATGCCGGCCCAGTTCAGTCCCAATCCCATGGTGCGCTCCTGTTAGCTGCCGAGGCTTTCGCCGTTCGGCAGCGTGTAGCCGTCGTTGCCGCCCGAATTGCGGTTGTAGAACGTGTAGCCGTTCAGGCCCGGCCCGGCCTCGTTGAACAGGCTGTTGACGCCGTTGCCGAAACCGCTCCAGTTGACCTTCGACAGCCCGTTGATCAGGTTGCCGGTCAACATGCCCGCGCCGGCCGCCTGCTCGCCCGCCATGCGCTGCTGCTGGGCCGCGATCTGCGCCGCCGCGCTGGCCGAATTGGCCATCCCGGTAGAGGCATTCGCAACCAGCCCCTTGCCCATGCCCAGCATGTCGAGCTGGTGGGCGTAGGCGGTGTCCTGCACCTGCTTGCGCGCCGCATTCTGGGTGGTCGCGCCCAATGCCGCGCCAGACAGCGCGAGGTTGCCCTGCGCCGCCTGCGCCGCCGCCGACGACGGGTCGTAGCCGACCGTGCGCGACAGGCGCTGCTGGGCCTTGGCCAGCTCATTGGAGACGGCGGCCTGCGCCTCCGATGCCGCCGCCTCGCGGTGTTCGGGGTTGTCGTAGTCCATCGCGTTGCGCACCATCTGGTGCTCCAGCGGCTGGTAGTTCTGCTTGTAGTCGTCCCACTGGTCCCTGGCGATCTCGCCCTGCCAGCGGTTGGCGTCGAGCGCGGCCTGCTGCGAGGCTTGCGCGCTGTCGGCGGCGTGCTTCGACGCGAGGCCGCCGATCAGGGAGGCGCCGATGGTGGCTCCTGCTGCCCATCCACTCATGATGTACCTCTCAGTTTCAAAAATTCCTCGAAATGCCTTCCCTCGGGGTCGAGGTAGGCGATCATTTCGTCGTCCGACATGAACACCTCGCGCTCAATGGCGGCGATGTCGGTCAGGTCGGTGCGAAACACGTTGATCCAGACCGTGTCCGCGTAGGCGTAGCCGAGCTTCTGGGTGAACGGCTCGGACACGGCGGTGAAGCCGGCCGCCACCCGCATCAGCCCATGCTCGGTGGCGATCTCGATGTCGCCCGCCGAGCAGACATTCAGGCAGGCCACGCGGTGGACCTTCCCCGCCAGCACCGTGCCTGCCGGGATGAACAGCTCGCGCATGTACATGCCGTTGCACAGCGTGTGCTTGACGGGCGGCGAGCGGCGGTCGCCGTGCGCCATCAGCGCCGCGACCAGGCTGGTCATGTGCTCGCGCCGCGCCGCCGCCGCCAGACTGCGGTTGGTGCGGAACGACTGGCGGTAGTCGAGCGTGATTTCCTCGCCAGGCCGGATCGGGCGCAGCGCCACTAGGTCGATGTCGGCGTTCGGTGCCTGCGAGTTCGGCACGCCGCAGGCGTTGGGGTTGGCCGCGTGGTTGGCGTAGCGGCCCGCTGGAGTGCGTTTGTTGCCGCGCCGGGCGGGGGCGATGATCTCGCCAGGGCCGATGTTGTGGGTGGCGAACAGCCCCTGTCCCTGAATCGGGGACGGCAGCACCTGCACGCACCAGCCGTGCGGCATAGGGATCAGGTCGTGGGTGTACTGGGAGACGGCGGCCACCCAGTCGGCAGACAGGCCGGTTTCGAGCAGGAACGCGTCGAAGTCGGCGCGGTCACGCGCCGCATCGGCAGCCTCGCGGGAATCGGTGACGGCAGGCGACATCACGGCCCTTCTTGTGCGGAAATGCCGAAAATTGTAGAGACGAATATCGCTTCCACGAATCGCTTCCACGCCCCTTGCCGTGGTGATTTTTGGTAACTTCTGCGGTATAGTCCCTGGTGGAACAAACCACCCACACCGACCAGGAGGCACTTCCATGGGGGCGCGCGACCGCGACGATTTCGTCATGACGAAATCCGATGACGAAGCCGTTTTCTGGGAGCGCCTGCGCGGCATGCCAGACGATGGATCGCCGCCAACTGCGTCGAGCTAGGCGCGGCAACCCGCCTGCTCAAGGGCAAGTAACCCACCACCAACGTCTGGAGCCAATACCCATGAACGACGCCGAAAGCCTGATCGACCAACTGCGTGCCCGCGCCGCCGAGCTGGAACAGGCCAACGCGTTGCTGCGCGAGGCGCTGACGCTTTCCGAACAAGAGCGTAACCACTACCAGGGCACGGTCATCAGCATGGGCATCGCCATGGAAGATGCCGTCAACGCGCTGCGCGGTGCGCCGCCGCCCGACTCCAGCTGGTCCACGCATGATCTGGCCGAGCTGACGGCCAAGGCGGCAGCCGTGGCCAACGCGCTGGTGGCCTACCAGAACGCACCCAACGATACAGCGAGCCTGTTCAAAGCCGACAGGGCGCTGAAAGCGGCGGTCGAAGGCTGGCGCGCCGTGCAGCAGGACACGGTCAACCAGTACAACGACGTGCTGGTGATCGACACCGGCACGCCGTCGGCATGAGCGCACCACTACCACATCAGGGCAAGGCCATGCACCACGTATCCAAAAGCTGCACAGGCGAGTTTTGCATGACCTGCGGGCGCCCGGCCACCCATAAGGTCAGCGAGGTAATCCAGTGGGACGATCCGGCTCAGGCGCGCCACCCGCTGACCGCCTACGTCTGCTGCTCCCACTTCTTCGCGCTGGTCGGGTCGGCGGCACCGTGCGACGTGCGCGACGACGTGGACCTGCCGCGCTGGATTGACGACGAGAAGGGCAAGGATCCGCTGGTGGACGACCTGATCGCGGAGATCATCAACCTACGCGCACGGCTGCTGGGCAAGGCCGGCAGCGGGCGGGACCTGGCATGAGCGACCGGCCAGAGGGCGCGGATGATCGCCTGACCTTGCAGGGCATGGCCGACTGCATGGCCATGGTGCGTCAGGAGCTGATCGAGGCCGGCGTGATCGACAAGAGCGTGCCGCCGATGATGGTGGCCGATGCCGTCGTGGCGCACATCGCGCGCGGTGATCGGCAGGCGGCGAAGGTGCCGACCACGCCGCAGGAGGTGATGGCCTTCATCGGCAGTCACTTCGACAGCATGGAAGAAGCCGCCGATCCCGAGAACGTGCGCTTTCAGTTGTCGGTCCACGACCTGCTGTCGGCGTTCCAGTTCTGGTTCGACCTGGCATGAGCAAGCGCCGCATCAGCGTGTCCATCACCATCGGGCACCTGCTCGGCTTCCTCAACGCCTACGCGATGATCGACGCGGTAGCGGGTGGACGCTACGTCGTGGCGCTGTTCCATCTGATTGTGATGCAGATGATCGCCAACCGCCTATGAGAAACGCGTTCATTGCTTCCTGTGCAAACCAGCAAACGTGATGCCAAGGCCACGCGAAAACGCGTTGCACGCAGATTCCAGCAGCTCCTGCTCGCTGGCACCGCGCGCAATCGCCACGTCGATCAGCTTGCGCGCGAACATGCCGAAGATGACGAAACAGGTTTCGGAATCAAGGCCAAGTTCGCGCGCCAGGTCCGTGATGCCCTCGCCGTAGGCGCGTGCGGCCTCGTCCAGCTTGCCGGTGGTGGGGTCGATGTGGGTGCTCATCGTCCCATTCTAGGCGTCCTGTACCGTTTCAGCCACATAATCATGAAGTCGGCACGATCAGCACCGCCCACTGCCCCATGGTGTAGGCACCGCCGTAGTCGTTCCCGGCGTGGAACACCAGCGCGTGCGACCCCGCGTCCAGCGAAAAGCTGCTGGACGCCACATGCGAGCGCGCATAGCCGGCCCGTACCGACTCGCTCAGGCTGAGCAGCACGGCACCGTCGGCCGTGTGCAGCTCGACGCGGGTGTTGGATGCGCTGATGCCGGCAGCGCCCCACACCGCCGTGGCGAAAAAGTTCATGGGCCGCTCCAGCACCAGCGTGGTCGAGCCCAGCCCGACCAGCGAGCCGGTCGTGAACGGCCCGCCGCCGTTGCCGTGCAGGTAGCGCGCCAGCAGGCGCTGGGTGGTGGCGGTATCGGTGCCTGGCCCGCTGCTGCCCAGTTGCTGGGCCTCCAGATGCGTGATGAACGCCTCGTCGCCCGCGCCAGCCAGATTGTTGCGCACGTTGTGCGTGTCGACCAGCGCGGTCAGCACCGCGCGCACCTTGGGGTCGGCAATGCCGGCCAGCGCCCCCAGCGGGATGCCGGGAATGACTTTGTTACCCTGGTCGAGTGCCATTTAGTCGTTTCCTAGTGTCATAATTGGACATTAACATCATGAGCGCCCCGATTCTGGTCTACGCCCCCTCTGCCCTGCCGCAGCGCACCTGCAGCGCCGCCGAGCCGATGGAGGACAAGAATGTCTACCAGTGGGGGCACCCCGACGCTGAGGCCGTGCGCCCGTTCTTCAACCTGATGCTGTACCGCTGCCCGCACTGCTCTCTCGTCTTCCACGCACCGATGAGGCCACAATGAAGATCGACCCTGCCCGACTCGCGCTGATCGCCGCCGTCACCCGCTTCCGGCTAGAGGGGCCACTGCGCGACGAGCGCGAACAAGCGGCCGCGCGCAAGCGTGAGGAACGCAAGGAACAGCGGCGCCTGCGCGCCGCGCAGCGGCGGCGCGAACTGGCCGAGGAGCGCCGGATCGCCGCCGAAGAAGCTGCCGCGCTGGCCGCCATGCCGCCTGCCGACCGGCTCCGGCACTGGCTCAACTATTATTCGGTGCGCCTGCCGTTCCGGTTCAACAGCGAGCCAGGACGGACCTGCATCGTCTACAGCATCAATCTGGCAAACGACTTTGCGGACATCGGGGCGCTGTGGGGGGCGCGTTGGGACACCGCGCGGGCTCTGGAGTGCGGTGCCATCCACATCCGTCCGCGCGACATACTGCCAGGCGGCGGGGTGCGCGTGACCCTCACGATGCTGGCCCGTATTCTGGCCGACCTCGGCCATGCTGAGTTCGACATGATCGCCGGCCCGCTCCCCTATTTCCCGAGGAAGACATGAGCCACTTCACCCGTGGCCAGTTCGTCCATCTCGACTATAACGGCCAGTCGGTGCGCGCCATGGTGCTGCTGGCATCGCCCAACAGCCGCAGCCTGATGCTCGGTTTTGGCGGTGCCCTGCGCACGCCGAGCGGCGGCATGGTGGTGGGCAGCCTGCCGCTGTTGCAAGGCGAGGACGGCGTCTACCGCGACCTGGCCGAGAACGCAGTGGCCACCCTGACCCAATTACCAGCCTAGAGAGATCACCATGACCGCTCTGATAGCCGCTATCCTGATTACCACATTCACCAAGAGCGTGTGGTGGTGGGTCGCGTTCGGCATGATTCTGCTGCTGCGCATGGTTGGCTGGGCGTTGGAGTGTTTCGCCGGGGACGACGAAGAAGAAGAATCTACCTGATCGGCTCAACCGACGACAGCAGCCGATGCAGGCTGAAATACTCGGATGCGGTCAGCCCGATGGCGGCGCTGGTGCGCACGAAGTGCTGCCAGTGCGGCGCGTTCGGCCAGTGCAGCGCCATGTCGTCCACGATCGCGTAGTGCGTCACCTCGGGGTGCGTGGCCAGCCACAGCGTGATTTCGTCGGAACGGCCGAAGCTGGACCCAAGATCGCGCGTGGAGTCGACCACGGGCAGGCCCAAGCCGGCAGCCGCTTCCTGCACCGTGTGGTGCAGCCGCCAGCTCGAGGACAGCACCACTGCGGCGCCCGTCTCCGCACACAACCGCCGCACCAGAGCCAACGCCACTGGATCAAAGCGCGCCAGATCGTGCGGCATGAAACCGTCCGGCAGGCCGCCGAACGCGAGGTCCGAGCGGTCGCTGTTGAGGACGCCGTCGATGTCGAGGAACAGGACTTTCATCTGGAAAAACGGGCCGACGGATCGGCCCGTGCAAGTGGGTCAGTCGGGTGCCTCGGTGAACGTCACGTAGTATTTCTTGCCTGGCTTGAAGAAGTCGGCGGCGGGCCGACCGGGGCTGATGTTCATCCAGCATTCGCCGGCCGGGGTCGCATCCGCGAAGTCCTTGTTTTCGCCGTTGCTGCCGTACACGGCCCCCAGCTTGACCTTGTGCTGCACCTGCTGTGCGCCCTCGCCCCAGCGGCTCGTTTCTGTCGCGTGGCACGTCATCTTGGCGCGCACCGCGCCGATCTCGTTGCTCATTGCTGCTCTCCTATAAATGCCCTCGGTTGGGCGGTTATAGGGGTGTTGTCTTACAGTCTTGCGCCCCTGGTAAAAGCGCGTGTTCGATTTCCTGATTGTAATCTCAGAATTGTGAGCATCACAAGCCTTTCAGGTCGGCGGCGCTTTCGGCCACGCGCAGCTCGCGGAAGCGGCCGCTGCCCTGGATGCGGATCTGCCAGCGGTCGGCCAGGAACCCGCCTGGCAGCCGGAACGTGACATTGCCCGACACCCCGGCCTGCGTGTGGCGCAGCACGCCGTCGGCATAGAACTGGAGTTCCCACACGCCGTCGCACACGGCCTGCGCCACGCTGAAATTGCACGGCTGGTTCTGGATGAAGGTATGGCTGGTCCAGGTCGTAATCTGGTCCGGCCCGCCACCGATGCGCAGCAGCACCGCGTCGTTGACGATGTAGCACTGGTCGGCCACGGGCGAGACGAACGAGCTCTGGGCCACCAACCCCGGCAGTTCGGTCATCGCCCCGCGCGCCTCGTCCAGACTGATCATGAACGGGGTGAACGTGTCGTCAGCCGAATACACGATCAGGCGCCCGTCCCACACGGCAAAGTGCATGGTCGCCAGCCCTGGCGCGTAGCGCGCACGCCACACGTCGCGCGTGAAGAAATTTTCCGACATGGCCATCGACGGCAGGCCGCCGTCGAACACCACGATGCCGTCGTGGCTGGCGTAGGCGATGACCCCGCCGAGATCGGCCAGCGCCCACTTCGAGACCCCGGCCTGCTGGATGTTGAGCACCGAGTTGGTCATCGCGTCAGGCGACACGCCGGCCACCAGGAACGGCTTGCCGGTGGTCGTGATCAGCGCCGACGAGCCGACCGTGATGGCACCGACGATGTCGTAGTCGCCAAAGGTCAGCACGTACTGCGGTGGCCACGACCACGCCTTGTAGGCATCCGAGAAGTGCAGCTCGTTGCCCTTCCATGCCATCAGGATGCCGTTGGGGAGCGCCGTCAGCCCCACCAGATCGGGATCGGGCGGGTAGTAGTTCATTGAGGCCAGTTGCTCGTTGAGCTGGGCCGCCGCCACCGCGTCGTGGAAGCTGAAATGCTGGCTCGGCAGTCCCTCGACATTGATGCTGCCGACGTAGAAATACTCGGCAATCGTGGACGCGTCGGGGGTGCGATAGATGCGCAGTTCCTTGATCGGCGCGTAGTCGATGGTCGGCACCTGGTAGTTGATGTCCAGGTCCACCGCGCTGCCCGACGGGATCGTGATGACGGTCGGCGGCGACGGCACCCCTTCCTCGCCGTAGATATTGACATGGGTCCAGACGTAGGCGCGGGTCACGTCCACCGGCTTGTCGGGCGTGGGCAGCACCTCGCCCTCGACCTTGACGGGCAGGATCGTCACGCTCCACTGGCCCAGATACCACCAGCCGCGGGTCCAGTCGTTGGCAAAGCGCAGGATGAACTCATGCTCGCCGGCATCTAGTGCGATGGACCCGGTGGCGAAGTGCGGCTCGACGTAGCCAGCGGTGCCCGAGTCGGACTGCGCCACCATCATCGCGCCGTCGGCGGTCAGCTCGACCCGCACGTTGAAGTTGTCCCCGGCCATGCCCGACACCGACTGCCACGTCACCAGCGCGGCCACGCTGCCCGCTGCGGGCAGCGTCAGGGTCAGGGTGGCGATCACCGGGCCGACGCCGGCACCGGCGTGGTACTCGAAGCCGGTCGGGTCGCCGGGACCGTGCGCGTACACGGGCACCACTCCCACGTTGGTGGCCGTATCGACCACGGTGGCATCGGGTGCCAGCACGGTGCCTGGCGCGGTGGCCGCCTTGGGCACGCCGACCCGGTAGCTGCTGGGCGGCTCGCCGCCGCCCGGTCGCATGCCGTCGCGCGGTGCCACGCGGAAGTCGCCCGGCGTGGTGTAGTACAGGCGGTTGAAGGTGTCGTTCGCCATGGGCGAGCGCACCGCGTCGACATCGACCGGCCAGGTGTAGAACAGCGCCCCGTCGTCGGTGTACAGGCTGGCCGCGTTGTGGTCCAGCACATGCTCGGGGAGGTTGGCGGCAAGGCTGCGCAGTTCGCCATAGGCAAAGTCGCAGTTTTCAGCCACCGTCGAGTTGGTAGGCGGCAACAGCGTGTCTGGCAGGCGCGGGATCAGCCCCAGAAAGCGGTCGAGTTTGAAAGCGTTCGGCATTTATTTCCTAACGGCGAGATTACGCGGCTATACTGTTGCTTCCAGCCACGCGGAGACTAGAAATGACAACTCAAAGCACAAGCCTGTGGGCGTTCCTCGGCGTCCCGCCCAGTGACGATTCCGGTGTCGAAGGCATCGTCGCCGTCGACGTGGGCGGCGGCACGACCCCGATGGTGACTTCGGCCGAGGAAGACCTGGAGCAGATGCGCCCGATGGTGCAGCGCGCCGTGGACGGTTCCGGCGTGTCCGTGCGGCTGGTGCGCTTTGGCGCGCCCGAGGAGCTGGAAGTGTTCCGGCCCGCGACCGAGTCTGCCCACTGACATGCAAAAGCACGGTCGCGCCGTTGCCACCATCGCAGTCTGCGGTGCCTGCGCCGCCGCCGTCGGCTTCACCCATTCGGAGCTGATTGCGGCGGTCGCCCTGACCTTCGCCATCCCGGTGTCCATGATCCTGATCTGGTACAAGGCATGAGCAGCCTGACCAGCCAGTTCGCCGCCATGGCGGCGCGCATCGAGGCCGGCGAAGTCACCGCAGACGAATATGCGGACATGCTGCTGACTGCCGCCCAGGTGGTCGGCTGGGAGAAGTCGCGCGACGAGCTGCTGGTCGAGATACACGCGCGCTATCCCACGCAGGAGCAACTGATTGCCCACCTACAGAGGCAGTTGCGCATCTACCGCATGGTGGTTCCCCAGCCGCATTCGGCCCGTGACCTGCAATGAAGCTCTTTGAGGAGTACCAGAATCTCCGGCTGGTCCTGCCGTGGCCCCTGATCTGCAGGGTGGCCGTGGCCGCGTACTGCGCCGGCGCGTCCCTGGACGAATGGGTCGAGCGCGCCGCGCTGCGCTACATGGCCGTCTTCGCCCCGCCTCCCCCGCAGACCAGCCGCAACGCCCGCGAGGGCCGCTTTACCGGCTACGCGTGGGGCAGGTTCGTGCGCGGGCGGCATGGCCAGGGCAAGGTGGTGCGCGCCGCGCTGGCGCGCGCCTACCTGCGCTGGTTCCGCGCCCGCCAGTCGCTGCGCATGACGTGGCTGCTCGACCAGCAGGGAGCGCACTGAGAACGGAGGAAGACGCGATGAACGACAATCCGATCAACAACCCGCTGGAACTGCTGTTCCGCGGCATCCCGGCTGAATACTTCGCGCTGCTCGAACCAGCCCTGCTGGCGTTCGTGGAGCACGTCAGGAGCGGCACCATCACCCATGAGGAGCTGGCCGACCAGATGGTGCGCTACGTGCCGCAGGCCGCCGCCGCCTCGCGCGAGGTGGTGCTGGCCAAGCTGCGCGACAAATGCCCAACGCAGCAGGACCTGCTGGACTTCCTGATGGGCGGCGTCGGGCGCTTCATGCTGTCGGGGATCATCGTCGCGGTGGCGACCCAGAAGGCCCGCGAGCAGGCCGGCGATGCGCGACCGACCACCCTTCATTGACACGCCATGACGACACCACAGCTGACACCAGAACAGGAAGCACTGGCCCGCAAGGGACTCGACTACGCCGAGAAGATCACCGCGCTGGCGCGCGAAATGAACCTGCCGCCAGGGTTCGTGCTGACCCTGTTCGGCATGTTTGCGCAGAAGGTGATCGAGTCTGGCATCCAGAACGGCGGCGAGGTGGACGCCGAACGCCAGTGGGCGATCCGATCCTTCATGCAGGGCATGGGACTGGAAGCCAGGGTCATCACGAACATCCGCGAAACCTCGCAGCCCCACTGATGGACAAGCCGGACTACGAACAGGCGTTCGCGGACGGCTTGGCCGACGCGCTGGACCTGCAATTTAACGAGTGGTTTGAGCAGTTGGCGGGCGAGCCGGGCCGCGTGCGCGTCACGGGCTGGGAGACATGGCAGGCGGCGCTGGTGCGCCGGGGCGTCCATCCGGCCGCCATTGCGCTGAGCCGTCTGGCCTTCAACGACTGGCTGGAGACGGCGCGCGCGGGCGACTGGCTGCTGCGCGATGCGTGGTTTGCGGCGGCCAAATGGCATCTGGAACGACAACACCAATGAGCGACTTCGACATCGACAAGATCAGGCAAATGCCCGAGTTCCGCGTGGCCGATTACCTCGACAGCCCCGCCATGGTGGCGGCCTACCTGAACGACATTCTGGAAGACCGGGATGCCGGGCTGCTGGCGTTCGCGCTGGGCGAACTGGCCAAGGCGCGCGGCATGCCGGTCGTGGCCGCGCACACCGGCCTCGCGCGCGAGGCGCTCTACAAGGCGCTGCGCGCCGGCAGCTCGCCGCGCCTCGATACGATCCTCAAGGTGCTGGACGCGCTGGGGATGCGGCTGGTGGTGGTGCCGCGATGAGGTGCCGTTCTCAGGATTGAAAATGACTTTCCACTACCCCGAACCCAACCGCGTGCGCAAGGGAGCGTTCGCCACCGAGCCGGGCCGAGCTGGCCTGTTCCGCGTGCCGGTGCGCCATCCCGACGTGCTGCGCGTGATCGCCTCGGCAGAAGAAGGCTGGGAGCATGTGTCGGTGTCGCTGCCGCACCGCTGCCCGACATGGACCGAAATGTGCCGCGTCAAGGAGCTGTTCTGGGATGACGACGACTGCGTGATGCAATTGCACCCGCCGAAAGCGGACTGGGTCAACAACCACCCGTACTGCCTGCACCTGTGGTGCCCGGTCGGTGTCGAGATTCCGCGCCCGCCCGCCTTGATGGTCGGCGTGGCCGACCTCGGGACGCTGCGATGAGCGCAACATGACCACCATCTTCGTGTTCGGCTCCAACCTCGCCGGGCGCCACGGCAAGGGCGCGGCGCTGTACGCGCGCCGGCATCGCGGCGCGATCTACGGCCAGGGCGAAGGGCTGCAGGGCACCAGCTACGCGATCCCGACGAAAGATGGGCGCAACGGCGCTAAACTGACCGATCCGAGCCAACTGCTGCCGCTGGAGGTAATCGCCATCCATGTCGGCATCTTCCTTGGGTTTGCCGATGCCCACCCTGAGCTGACCTTTCAGGTCACGCCGATCGGCTGCGGACTGGCGGGCTACAAACCTGACGACATCGCGCCGCTGTTCGCCAAGGCACCGACCAACTGCCTGCTGCCGCCCGAGTTCGTGGAGGCGCTACTGAAACGACAGGGCCAATGGTGAGCCGCACCGCGCGCGAGGGCCGCTTCGTGGGGCGCTGGCAGGGCAAGGCCGTGCGCACCCGGCACCGCATGTTCATCGGCATGGGCGTGGACGCGGACACGGCGTGGGCCGTGATGAGCAAGCGCGCGCGCCGCGCGCTGCTGGTGCGCCGGCCGCGCTACATCCCGCGCAGCGGCGTCAGCGTGGACGAGTTCATCGAAGGGCTGGAGCCGCAAGAGCAGCGCGAGATCGCCCAGATGCGCCACGCGTTCCGGCAAATGACGCACGACGACCTGCTCGCGCTGGTGCGCCGGGTGTTCGTCTCGGCCACCACGGCGCCGTTCGCCTGCCGCTATTGCGGCCAGCCGTCATGGGTCGATCCGGTCGACCAGAGCGCGCCAGTGGACGTGTGCCACGCCGCCGACCACGGGATCGGGTGCGGCGACATAGGATGAGTCCAGAGGACATCAAGGCACTGCGCGCGCGGCTAGGTCTGTCGCAGGAACGATTTTGCGTGCGTTATCGGCTGTCGCTGGGCACCCTGCGCAATTGGGAACAGGGTCTGCGCGAGCCAGACCAGTCAGCGCGCCTGCTGCTGGCCCTGATCGACGCCATGCCAGACCAGTGCGCCGTGGTGCTTGAGCGGTTGAACTTGAGTCAGGAATGAAGGGGGCGAGCATGGAAGATGAGGGCAAACGCAAGCTGGACCAACTGATGGCGCGCGCCCAAGCGGGTCAGGTCACGCATGAGGAACTGGTCGACGTCATGCGCGCCGGCGTGCTGCACCACGGTGGCCAGCCAGGCGATGCCGCCACGCTGCTGGCGATGGTGCGGCATCGGTTCCCCACCAACGCAGAGGTGAGCGCATTCGTGCTGCAAGCGCGCGCGCTGCTTGGTCGAGCGCAGGGAAGCGCATGAGCACCAGCCGCAACGCCCGCGAAGGGCACTACCTCGGCAAGTGGCGCGGCCAGCCGGTCCGCTCGCGTTACTGGCATCGCCTCGCGCCGGGCTTCCGGTTCGGCCCGATCGCGGCCCTGTCTGAGCTGCTGAGCCGCGAAGACTGGCACCGCGTGGGCAGGAAATCACCATGAGCCGCATCTGAACAGCATCTGAACAGGAGGAACCCATGATCAAAGCACGCGCCGGCAACATCGTCATCCTCGGGCTGGAACCGCGCAACCTGACACGCCTGCAGGAGCGCAAGCCGATGCTCATCAGGCTGCGCGAACTGGGCATCGACACCGACATCGTCATCGCGATCATGTACGGCGACGACCACCAGGACATCACGGCCCAGATCGAGCGCGACACCGGCCTCAAGATGCCTGACATCGACCCCGTCAACGACAAGCCGATCTGAAGGAGCAAGCACATGGAAGACACCGAGATCAATGACCCGTTCCTCAAGCACGAACTGCTCGACCGCATCCACTGCATCAATGTCATGTTCGCTCAGCTGGTGGCCGAGCACCCCGCCGCCGTCTTGCTGCGCGCCGAGATCGATGCCATTGATGCGCAGTTGGCCGAGCTGTACCAGCAAGCAGGCGGGCTGCCTGGCGTGGGCACCTGAAAATGGGCAATCGACCAACCCGCAAGGACAAGCTGGCGGCAATCGCCAAGGCGCTGATCGGGAAACGCTACGATGAGCACGAGACCGTCATCGGCCTGCATGTGCCGTACCGCTTCATGGAACTGGACGGTAAGGGCACCGGCCACAACTCAGACAGCGTGCGCGGCGTCGTGCTGATCTGGCATGGTGCCGACGACCGCGTCTACCGCGCCCAGGTGGGCACCGCCGCCGACGACAAGCGGCCGTCGTGGTAAAGGCACGCTACGCCGACAGGTACAGTAGCCGCTCGCGCTCGCGCCGCGCCACCAGCCCTGGCATGACCACCCCGCCCGCCGTCCTCCAGTTGAGGAAGGCATCGCCCGCCGCCTGGTACTCGCGGCGCTGGGTGCGGCTGCGCACCGAACTGGCGGCAAACGCCCCCAGCCCGATGTTGTAGGCCAGCGAAGTGCAGGCAGCGAGGCGCTGCGGCGGCTCGGAGGCCAGTTGCGGGCAGCGTTTGAGGACGCCGGACGCGAACCCGGCCACCCGCAGGCGTACCCGCTCGTCGGCCTGTTCCTGCGTCCACACCATGCCCTCCACCACCCCCTGCGTCTCGCCGTAGCCGATGGTCCACGGGCTGCCGTCGAGGTGGCGCAGCTCGGGCGGGATCTCGGCCCGCCCCGCCTTGTACGCGCGCAGCAGCCCGGCCTTGGCCAGCGCCTTCGACAGCGGCGAGGCCGGGTCGGGATAGGCGCGCAGGCAGCAGCCTTCGGAGGCTGTCACCAGCGGCAGCGCGAGGTCGACGGCGTTCACTTGCTGCGGCGGTCGAACACGCGGCCGACGAACCAGAAAGCTAAAATGCCAGAGAAGGTGGCGCGGTCGTCCGCGTCCCACGACCCGAGGATCGCGTGCCAGGCATCGGTCTGCTGCATCGCCAGCACGATGGTGGCGACCTTGACCGCGCCGAACAGCAGCAGGAAGAAGTAGGTCACGACCGGGCGCACCAGAAAGTTCAGCACGTCCGCGATCCAGATGCCGGTCTTCTGCATCTGGCTGGCCAGCGCCGTCTTCTGGGCGTCGATCAGGGCCAGCACCTCGTTGATGTCGCCCTGCACCTGCATGGTCGCGCGCGATTCGGCGCCGCGCGCCGCCTCCAGCGCGAGCTGCTTGTCCAGCATGGCCAGTTCGTGCTTGTTGTCGGTGGCCTTGTTCCACAGGCCGATCAGTTCGGGCAGCAGGCGCATGAAGCCGCCGCCCAGCATCGACAGTAAGGTCATCAGCATGTCATTTCCCTCCGCGCAGTGCTGCCCACAACCCGGCCAAGGCCGTAAAGAAGCCGATGATCCAGGTCAGCGGCTTGAGTACCTTGCCGGTGGCGTCGATGGTCTTCATCGCGCCGGTCCAGCTCTGCATCAGCTCCACGATGCCGGCCGTGGAGTCCGCGATGCGCTTGATCTCGATGGTGTTGGCCCCGACCTTCTCGTCCAGCGAATCCATGCGCAAGCCCTGCGCCGTGAAGCGGTCGCCCGTGTAGCTGCGGATGGCGTTGCCGATCTTGGTGTCGATCGCCTCGCTCAGTTCGTTCTCGCCCAGGATCAGGTCCGCGATCTCCTTGGGCGAGAGCTGGCGGCGCTTGTCGCAGCCGCCGTCGGCGCACAGGAAAGTGGTCAGCGGCGCGCTCGGTGGGACAAAGTTGGTGCTTGGCTCGATGCGAATTGGCGTCGCGGAATTCGGCATTTTGCTTCTCTCCTTCGGTTGGGTCACTTGAAGCGCCCCGGACGGCGCATCAGGTACTTGGCCGGGGCTAATTCGGGGGTGATGACGCAGCCGCACCCGCCAGCCAGCTCGGGCGCGGCGCTGCTGGCCACCTCGAGCACCAGCGTGCCGACCGAGACCGGATTGGGCGGTCGGTCATCGGGATTGGGACTGGAGAAACTGACGACCTCGATCAAGAACGTGCCGATGGAGGCGGCATCCGCGAGCAGCGGATTGGCACCGAGGCCGCTGCGGCTGGCCACCTCGATGCACGCGGACGACAGGAACACCGACTCTGGCGTCACGTAGTCGGCACCGAGGCCGCTGCGGCTGACCGCCTCGACCGCCAACTGGCCAAGCGTGATCTGCGGCGCGGCATCGCCCACCGCCTCCAGCGTGTACGACGAGATGAACAGGCCGCCTGGCAGATAGTCGGCCCCGAGGCCGCTGCGCCGTGCCACCTCGACCACCACCTGCGCCGAGCGCGCCCGCGCGCTGGCCTTGAACGTGGCCGTTTCGAGCGCGAGCTGGCCCGTCCTGGCGCGCGGCACGCCCTGCCCCAGCGCCTCAACGGCGACCTGGTAGGCCGACAGCTTGGCGGCGGCGAATGCCACTTACTCGGCCACGTACACGCCGAACTCGGCGGCGTTGATGCCTGCCTGCGTCCACTTGATGCCGGTGGCCGGGTCGGTTTCGTGGATCGTCGTGTACAGCTTGCGGTCGGTCGACAGCGGCATCGCCGCCGAGAACTGCTCGCTGACGCCAGACCTGACGATGTGCCCGATCGAGCGCGCGCCCGCATCGTCCTTGAGCGCGGCATCGACCACCTGCACCCCGCGGATCACCCCGACGATGCTGGTCAGGTCGGCAAACTGGTAGGTATCCTTGGCCCCGACCGTGCTGGACGCCACGTAGCTGAGCTGGTCGGCCACCGCCTCGTTGACGCGGCTGTAGTGGGCGCTGCCGGTGTCTGGCGTGAATTCCGAATAGGTGCCGTCGGCGTTGGGCAGCGCCACGTCGACCCGCACGTCGCCAAAGAAGTCGTGGTTGACGGTGCCGGCCGTGTCGCAGATATACAGGTCGTCGTACAGCGTCGGCGTCGAGCCCAGCGTCGGATTGGGGGCGCGCAGTGAAATGCGGCTCAGGTTGGTGGTGGGGTTGACCGGATTGTAGGTGTTGGTGTTGGTCAGGTTCAGTACCGACACCCCGTTGACCAGCACCTGCAGTGCGCCGGTGGTGCCGTGGCACGTCACCTTGGCCTCGATGTAGGTGTAGACATTGAGGGGCACGATGCCGCCGGTGGACTGCCCGATCAGCACCGGCAGGCCGTCGCTATTGAAGCGGTAGCGTTTGGCCATGACCGAGCCGTCTGCCGCCACGCCGACGGCCACGTTCATGTACGTGCTGCCCCAGAACTCGTACAGGATCCAGTTGCCGGTGAAGTCGTCCCCGAACGAACCGAGCTTGACGGCCGCGCCGATGATCAGCGTGGTCGCGCCCGGCACGTCCTTGAACGCCCACGAACTGGCATTGCCCACGCTGAGCGCGCCGCCGCCGCGGCGACCGCTGGTCGGCGCGATGACCGTCTGGCTGGTGCGACCGCTCCACTTGAGGCCGATGTCGTTGGTGCCGTAGTGGTCGAACGAATCAATGAACAAGAGGCTCATCAGTAGTCCTTTATCTTCAGGATGAACTCGTCCTGCAGGATGCGGCCCGAGTTGGTGGTGGTTGTGACCGTGACCTTGTACGACACGCCGTTGGTGCCGCCCGACAGCCACATGGTCGCGCGCGTGTCGGTGGTGTCGGTGGCGTCGAGGAGCAGCGGCGTGGGATCGGCGGCGCTGCCGATCTGCGCCACCGTAATGACGGGCGAGATCAGGATCGTGTCGCCGCTGGCCAGATCGTCCTCGTACTCGATGGCGTAGGCTTCGCGCTCGGCCGGCTGCTTGATGAATTTGCCTAGTATCACGGTGGTTCCCTTCGCATCACGCGGTCAAAAGTCGGGCGTCGCAGCACGCACAGCGCGTCGATGGCGCGCAGCGGCGGCGGCGCGGCAAACGCGCTCGATACCCGCAGGGGCAGCAACAGCGCGGTCATGTCGGCATTGCCCGTCACCAGCACGACACCGTCGGCGGCGGCGGTGCTCGGCTCCGGCAGCGTGTCGAGCGTCACGCCCACCACCAGCGCGCCGTCGGCGGCCACCGCGCACGGCGCGCACGGCAGGTCGGCGCTGATGCCGACCACCGGCGTGCCTGCGGCGTCGAGCAGCAGGGTGGCGCACGGCAGCGCGGCATCGGCCACCACCAGCACCCCGCCCCCGGATGCCAGCAGGCAGGCGGGCGCGGTCGGTGCGCCATCGGCCACCACCAGCACGGTGCCGGCTGCCGACGACAGCGGCGCGGCCAGCACCGCTGCGGCATCGGCGGCGACCAGCACCACCCCGTCAGCGGCCACTACGCCAGGAGCGAGCGGCAGCGGCGCATCGGCCTTGACCAGCACCGCTGCGGTCGCACTGAACAGCAGCGGGGCCAAGGTCAGCTCGGCCACTGCGGTTATCGGGTCTGGGGTCGGGTCGTCCGGCACCGCATCACCCAGCAGCACCTCGACCGCCAACTGGTTGCTGCGCAGCGCGGAGTCGGGCAGCAGCAGCGCCTCGGCCGCCAACTGGCCGCTGCGCAGCGTGGGGTAGGCGGGCAGCAGCGCCTCGGCCGCCAACTGGCTGATGCACGCCGGTGCATCGAACACGACGTAGCCAGTCAGCTTGGCCGCGCTCGCCGCGTCGGGTGCGCCGCCGACCACGGCATAGCCAGTGAGCTTGGCGGCGCTGGCCCCGTCGGGCGCGCCACCGACCACGGCATAGCTAGTCAGCTTGGAGGCGCTGGCACCATCGGGCGCGCCGCCCACCAGCGCGTAGCCGGTCAGCTTGGAAACGTCGGCCATCGGTTACATGGCTTAGGCGGCGCTCTGCACGCCGATGTTGAATCCAGCAGCGGTCAGGTCGCTCGCGCTCCACGCCGCGCCGGTGGCCGGGTTGGTGGCCCACACCCCCTGCAGGCGCCCAAAGCCGGTCGGCAGCGCCTGCGGCCCGATGGCGTAGTCGGCCCCGCCCGTGCGCACCAGCAGGTTGACACTGGTCGGGCCGGTTGCGCCCTTCATCGCGCGCGCACTGACCACCACCGCCTGCACCGCCGCCGTGGCCGACACGGTGGTGTTGGTGACGGTGGTTTCCAGCACCTGCCCGGCGCTGGTGCTGCTGGCAATCGTGGTGTCGTCCAGTGTGGTCTCGTTGAGCGCCGCCACGTTGCCGCTCCAGGCGAAGGCGTTGCCGGTGGCGGCCGGTGCCAGCGTGGCCAGCGCCACACTGCGTGTGTCGGTGGTGGCGGCAATCACTTCCGACCAGTGGAACGCTTCGGCGTTGGTTGTGTCGCTGTTGACGAACGAGTGCAGCCGCACGCCGTCAAGGCTGGTTGCGCCATCGGTGGTCACGTCGCCGGTATAGGTCAGCACCTGCACGCCCTCCAGATAGACGGTGACGGTAGCGGTTGCGCCGTAGTTCTGCACCTGCACGTCGAACCGGGCCATGGTGTTCCACCCCATGAAGTTCACGCTGGAGCTGGCCAGCGTGGTCTTGGTGCCGCTGGCAGTGATCTTGCACAGCGCGATCGGCTGGTTGACCAGCCCGGCGCTGACGATGTTGGAGCCAACGGCGGCACCGGGGCACACCGCCAGCCGCGTCACGCCGCCGCTGGTGAAGGCGAGGCCGCGCGCGGCGAACAGGTTTCCGATGGCCGAGATACGGTTGTAGTAGCAGCGCGCGGTCAGCCAGAAGCTGGTCACGCCACCGCCGGGAAACGTGGCGCTCCAGCTGTCTGTTAGGGACAGGTTGGAAAACACCTTCAGCGAGCAGCGCGCCAGCGTCGTGCGGCGCGCCGCCGTCGTCGCCGTATCGACGCTGCACGCGCTCGAAGTCTTGATGAAATCGCCTTCTTCGCCACCGACAAACAGGATCGTCATGATTGTTCCGCTCCTTTCAGGACACCAGCACCACGCCAAACTCGGCGGCGTTGACGGCGGCGACGGTCCATTGCGCGCTGGTGGCCGGGTCGGTTTCATGGACCGTTGCGGTATAGGTCAGGCTGGTGCGCGGCGTGACCGGCGTCGATTGCACTTCGCTGGCGCCGGACTTCACCAGGTTGGCCATCGTGCGAATGCCGCCGTCGTCCTTGAGCGCGCCATTGACCACCTGCACCCCGAACACGCTGCCGCTGCCGGTCACGTCCGAGAACACGTAGCTGTCCTTGTCGCCGGGCGTCAGGCTGCTGACGTAGTCGGTCGTGTCGGGGGTGGTGTCATCGACCAGCGCGTAGTGCGCGGTGCCGCTCGACGGCACAAAGTCGCTGTAGCTGCCATCGGCCACGGGACGCAGGGTCACGACACGGCAGTCACCGAGGAAGTCGTTGTTGGCCGTGCCGCTGGTGTTGAGCAGGTACAGGTCGTCGTACCAGAACGTCATAGCGTAGGGATAGAGATACGGCCAGTGCCCCAGCACCAGCACGTTGGCGCTGCTGTTGGCCGACGCACGCGTATTCACGCCCGAGGCGCTGGCAACAGTGACGCCGTTCACGCGCACCTCGGTCGCGCCGGCGCTCGGGTCCACCGTGTACTTCCACTCGATGTAGTCGTAGTTCCCGTCCAACGTCAGTACCGGCGTGCCGGAAGTGGCGATCAGGCTGGAGGCATCGTCACCGAGGTACACATTGAGGATGCCGTCGAACGTCACGTACAGCGATGCCTGCGTGGTGTTGGTGTCGCGCAGCAGCAGAATCTGGTTGCCGCCGTCGATGACACCGACGCCGAACTGTGCCGCGAACGCGCAGCCAACGACCACGGTGGCAACGGACGTGAAGCTGCGCCGCACGTTGAATTCAAAGCCGTCGCCAGTCATGCTGCCGCTCAGCGCGCCGCCACCGCGCCGCCCGCCAGTGGGGGCGATCATGCCTGGCGAGTTGCTGGTGTTGGTCCAGCCCTTCTTGTTCAGGTCGGCCGTGGCGTAATGGTCGAAGCCATCGATAAACAGCAGGCTCATGGTGTTCTCCGTGAAAGCGGGATCAGGATCAGGCTATCGGTGCTGCATCACGCGGTCGGTGAACGGGCGCCGCAGCGGTCGCATGGCCAGCTCGGGCAGCAGGCGCAGTCCGGTGCCGGTGGTGGCCTTGCCAAGGCGCGCCGCGAGACTGGCCGTCAGCGCCACGCTGGCGTCGGCACTGAGCAGCAGCGCGCCGCAGGTTCCTGCCGCCAGTGCCACGCGCGTGCTGCTGCGGGCGTCGGCGGCAAAGCCGACCGGGTCCAGTGCCGCCAGCAGCGTCAGGCCGGCAGCGGCGCTGCCATCGGCCCCTCCGGTCAGGCTGCCCAGCGCCGCATCCAGCAGCGCGACGGTGACATGCTCGCCGTCGGCGCTGACGGTGGCCGCCTCCAGCCCCTCGTTCAGCACCGCGCGCACCAGCGGCCCGGCCGTGGCGCTGATCGACAGCGGACCGAGGGTGCCTGCGATGGCAGCGGCGTCCAGTTCAGCCGCGCTGGCGTCCAGCAGCGTAGGGGCCAGCGTGGGTGCGGCGTCCGCGACCAGCAGTACGGTGCCGATGGCGTGGCAACTGGCAGGGTCGAACGCGGTGCCGGCATCGGCCATCACCACCAGGGCGGCGGTGCCGTGGACCACGGCAGGCGACAGCGGTGCCACGCCATTGAGTCCGACGGTCACGCCGACGGTGCTGGCGATGCTGGCTGGTGCCAGCGCGAGCGGCCCGTCCAGTACGACCAGCACGGCGGCGCTGGCGATGCCCGTGGCCGGTGCCAGCGTGGCCGTGGCGGTAGCCGTCAGCGCGACGGTCGCGGTCGATGCGGCGCTGGCCGGGGCCAGTGCCTTGGCTGCTGCGGCGCTGGTCAGCACGGTGGCGCTGGCGGCACCGGCGAGGGGCGCGAGCGTGCTGTTTTCCTGCGCCGTATCGCCCACTGCCGCGCTGGCGGTGATACTAGCCGCGCCCAGCGTGGCGGCGGTAACTGCGGCCACGGTGGCGGCGGCGCTCGCCGTGCCGGTCAGCCCCCCGCAGGCCAGCGCCGCAGCGGCCGTGTCAGCGGCGCTGGCGGTCAGCGCAAGCGTCAGCGGCGCGAACGAGCGTGCGAGCGCGGCTGCATCGGCCACGGACGCGCTGGCCACGCTGCTGGCCGCGCCCAAGGTGCTGGTGGCGGTGGCGGCAACGGCGCCGCTGGCGGCGGCGCTGGTGGTCGCGGTGCCGAAGGTACTGCTGGCAGCGGCGGCGACGGCGACACCGACGGCGCTGGTGGTCGCTGCCGCGCCCAGCGTGCGGCTGGCGGCGGCGGCCAGCGCGACGCTGGCGCTGCCGCTGGCGGTCAGCGGACCGAGGGTACTGCTCTCCTGGGCGGCATCGCCCACGGTGCCGGACGCCGCGCCGGTCAGCGCGGTCAGCGGTGCCGACAGCGTGGCGGCGGTGGTGGCGGCGGCGCTGGCGGTGAGGCTGGCCGCGCCGAGCGTGCCGCTGCGTTGCGCGGTGATCGCCACGCCCGCGCCAGAGCTGACGGTCAGGCTGCCCAAGGTGACGCTGGCCGTCACGCTGGTTGCCGCGTTCGCGGTGGCGCTGGGGCTGGCCGGGCCGAGTGTCTGGCTGGCCGTGGCAGTGATCGCCACCGTTGCGGCGGCGCTGGAACTGGCCGTTCCGAGCGTGCGGCTGGCCGTGGCGGTGATCGCCACGCTTGCATCGGCGCTGGCGGTGGCCGCGCCCAGCGCGCCATTCAGGTCGGCGTTGGCCGGAGCCGCCAGCGTGGCGACATCGCCCAGCCGGGCGCGCCCGAGGGGCAGCAGACCGAGGCTCATGTTCAGCTTTCCGGCCAGCCAGCGGTGATGTCGTAGGCGGTGATCTCCGCAAACGAGTCCAGCGCCCGCAGCGCCGTTTCATGTGCGTCCGACGCCGCCCGGATCGCCTTGGCGGTGTCCCATGCGGTGCGCATCACGGCGATCTCGCTTTCTTCCTGCGGGGTCAGGGCGCGCGAGAAGCGCGCGTCGTTCAGCTCGTTCATGCGCGCGTTGTAGTTCGACTGCTTCCACTCTGGCAGGAACGCGAGGATCTTCTGGCGCGCCAGCGCCTTGACGGCGGCGATGGGGGCGGCGATGGCGTCGGTCAGGCTGTAGCCGTCGATGATCGCCTGCACGGCGGCGTCGTCGCTGGCCAGCCACACGCCGTCCTGTTCGCGCAGCCAGTGGCCGGCAGCCTGGATTGCGGCGTGCAGGCCGTAGCCCTTTTCGGTGTAGGCAATCATGGCGTGACTTTCAAACCAAACCAGATCGCGCCGTCCGAAACGCCAGGGGAGCCGAGCGACGCGACCGCCGGCATCGCCGTCAGTACGGTAGACTTGGTCACCAGGTGGCCGTTGTCCGTGTTGCCATAGCGCCCCAGCGGCGTGCGGTCCAGCCCCTTGGTGGTGGTCGCGCCGAACGTCTTGAAGCTGATGTTGCCGTCGGCCAGAAACCCGACGGCGTACCAGTCGGGATTGAGCCAGAGGCTGCCTGCTGGCGTCCAGCTTGCCGTGCTGGTCAGGGTCTTGACGCCGGTGGTGCTGATGGCCTGCACGCCAAACGCGATGAGCTTGGCCGATGGCAAGCCGTTGGCGTCGAGCGCATACAGTGCCAGATCTTGGTTGACCGTGCCGGTCACGCTGGTGACTTCAAACTGCAACCCGGTCAGCCGGCCGGCGGTTTCCTGCTTGTAGTAGGCATAGACTTCGAGCCCGCTGGCGTAGCCATAGGCCGACGTGTCGTCGGTGCGGAAATTGCCGAAGTGCGCACTGAGCGGGTAGTTCCACCAGGTGTCGCCAAAGTTGCCGACCGACGTGGGCGAGGCGGGCATCGAGACCGCCATGTGCTCGGCGGTCATGGCGCAGCGGATGCGGATGTCGCCGCTGTTGGGCGTCGAGCCGAACGCCAGCGCGGACGGCGCGTTGTCGTTGTAAGTCGTGCCGTTCCATGTCACCTGCGGCCGGGTGCGGGTCAGCACGTTGGTACTCACGTCGATGCTGCCAAGGCCCGTTTCGTACTTCTTGTTGACCGTGTCCTCGATCACGTAGCGCACCAGGTGGGCGCTGGCCAACCCGGTGCCGGTTCCGAACACGGTCGAGAAGCGCGGGGTATTCGCCAGCGCCGTGAGCGTGACCGCGCCATTGCCGGACGTGCCGGCAATGCTGGTCGTGGTTTCCTCGACAAAGTTGGCGAAGCGCGGCATTGGCAGCCTCAGGCGTTGGCGTCGGAAACGGAGAAGGTGTTGACCGTGATAGCCTGGCTCGACGCGATCGACGTATTGTCGAGCGTCATGTCGCCGCCGCCGCCGGTGGCCGTGACCGTACCCTGCATGTGGCAGGTGGTGCCGGTCGAGTCCACGATGCGGAAGTAGCCGGCCGTGCCGGATGCGCTGCCGGTGCCGGACCAGGTGCCGCTCTTGACCTTGCTGCCGGAACTGGCGTTCGACAGGTAGTCGGACGGCAGCGCCAGTTCGGCCAGCAGGGTGCCCGACTGCGCGGTGGCGCAGTCGGCGGGCGGCGCGCCGGTCAGGATGCGCAGCTTGGCCGATGCGCCGATGGTCGTTTCGATGGCATCGAGGCGCGCATTGCGCACGGCGACGGAGAGTTGCAGGGCCATGGTGATTCCTTTCAGGTGGGTGAAAACTAACGGATGGGCGATTCGGCCTGTTCGTGGCCGGTCTTGGTGGTGAGCGCCTGCGTGAAGGCGGCGTAGTGGGCCGCCGCGCGCGCCGGGTCGGCGGCGTATTCGGCGTCCTTGGCAAACGCGCGGTACAGGCAGTAGTCAAGCAGCGCGTCGCGGTAGATGTCGTCCAGCGCGATGGTCGCTTCCTCGCTGGGCAGCGTCGGCGGCGTGGCCGCGCATGCGATCTCAAGGCAGCCGGTGCCGTCGTTGGGCGGGTACACCAGAAAACGCTTGGGGTCGAGCGGGTTGTAGCAGTAGTGCTTGACCACCTTGGTCCGCGGCCTGGCGTGCCAGTCCGGCATGTGCAGGTCGAGCAGGTGGCGCTCGACCAGCCGCACGGCCAGCCCGTTGCAACTGTTGCGCAGCACCGCGACCAGCTGGATCGGCTCCATCGCGGCGGTGCCGTCGGCCACCGGCAAGGTCTGGACGGTGCCCGCCACCAGTGGCGCGTCGGTCAGGCGCACGTAGGCATTGGGCTTGGCCACGACCAGCGCGCGCTGGCCCGCGTTCAGGTAGTCCAGCAGCTCGGGGCGGGTCCAGCGCGTGCCGCCCAAGTCCTGCAGGGCGACGGCGGCGGCGTCGATGATCGCGGTGCCAGTGACGGTAGGCATGTCAGATGCAGAGGCGGTCGCGCGCCGCGATCAGCACTTCGGCCAGATGGTCGGCGTAGATCGCGCTGGAGGTGATCTGGTCCACCAGCATGCACTCGGCCGGCGCGCGCTCGCGGCCCACCGTGGAACCGTCCACTGCCGGGCGCGACACCGCCGCCAGCCGCGGCAGCAGCGACTCGATCACGGTGTTCAGGCGCGCGAGGCTGTCATCGAGCTGGCCCATGGCACGCTCGACGGGCATGGTGTCGCGCGCGGGCATGTTGCCGATGTGGCTGGCGAGGACGGGCGGGGTCTGGGTTGCGTACATGGGTGGTTCCTTTCAGATGAAGGGGCGCGGACGGACGCGGATCTGGGCCATGCCGAACGAGCTTTCGGCGCGGATGCGGGCGTTGGTGCGCGCGGCCACGTAGATGGCCTGATAGGTCGGCGCAAGCGCCGGGTTGGAAAAAGGCTGGTTCGGGATCAGCATCAGGCGCGCGGCGGTGCCGCAGCCGATCTCATAGCCGTAGTCGGCCAGCAGCACATCGCTGATCTGGCTGGCCATCGGGCTGGGGCGGGTCGCCACCCGCAGCGTGATTGCGCCGGGCAGCGTCTCGGTCGGGGTCGGGTACAGCGTGAACGTGTTGTCGGCGGCCTGGCGCAGCACGAACGGCGCAGCCTCGCGGCCGCGCTCGTCGTCGTCGTTGTGGATCACCTGCATGCGCTGCCCCTGAAAGTACGCCTCCAGGATCACGGTCGCATTCACGCCGTACAGCAGGTCGATGTCGTACTGCGGCTGGCCGGCGATCACGTCGATCGGATCGAGCACTTCCTGCGCCACAGGGGCGAAGGTGCAGAAGTCGATCAGTACCCCGCGCAGGGTCATTTCGGCCAGCGGTTCGGGGCAGCCCGGCACCAGCGGCAGCACATGCGGCATGAATTCGGCCAGGCTCGCCATGGCGTCAGGCGCGCTGGTTCACGTTGTAGGCGAAGCGTTTCACTTCGCGGCCCTTCGGCACGGTCATGCCGGCGCTGCTCTCGTACACCGTCATGGTGGCGTTGTTGAGCACTTCCAGCACTTCGACGGGCACGTTGACCGGGATGCCACGCGGGATCTGGTAGCCGGTGCCATTGAGGCCGACGAACACCGGCTCGCGCCCGTTCTCGCCGCTGTCCTGCATGATGGTCAGCTCGACGCGCTTGCCAGACAGCTCGGGATCGGCCTTGCCGTTGAGCTTGACGGTAGCAACAGGCTCGGTCGCCTTGGGTGCGTCGTCAATGGTGGTGATGCTGGTTTCGGTTGCTTTGGCCATGCTGCTCTCCTAGAAATGAAAAACCCGCGCACGAAGGCGCGGGTTCAGGGCGTTTCAGCAAATGCTGAAACGGCTCCCCCCGTTGAAAATCACGGGGCCGACGACGGGATCAGCGCGATGTCGTAGAACGTGACGGTCAGGCCGGCAGCGTCCAGCGCGGTGGTGCCCGGGGTGAAGGTGGTGGCCGAGTCGGTCACGACCTTGATCAGGCCCACCGGGGTGACGCCGTTCGGCACGTCGGGCAGGCTGCCCTTGACCGACGACGCAGCCTGGCCGTTGACCAGCGCCTCGGTGATGGCGTTGGTGTTCGGGGCGGCGCCCTGATAGGTGGTCACGGTGCCGGAACCGTCGAGGCCCACCACGTAGTAGCGGGTCTGGCTGGTGCCCTGCACCGCGTGGCCGGACGAGAAAGCCTGTGCCGCGAGCGCGGTCTTGGACTTGTAGATGCCGTCGTTGGTGTAGGCGTAGGCGCTGGTGGTCTTGAAGGTGGCCGCGCCGGCACCGTTGATCGCCAGCGTGGCCGCCGTGTGGTTGCGGTAGCCGAACAGCTCGCGCGCGACTTCGGTAGGCGCTTCTTTGAGGGTTGCCATGTAATGCTCCTTTCAGAATGGGGGAACGCCCCCGCTTGCGCGGGGGCGGTGGATCAGGCGGTGACGGCCACCTCGGCGCGGCACATCCAGGCGTCGTTCAGGATGACCGCCGACTGCATGGCCTTCCAGCCGACGTGACCGCGCTGGCCCAGCGGGTCGGAATCGCTCGGCTTCGGGTTGACCACCATCGGGGTCAGCGCGAACATGCCCTTGAGCGCCACGATGCCGTAGGCGTTCGCGGCCAGATACAGCACCGGGTACACGTCGGCGTTGGTGCCGCTGGTCGAGGTCATCGCGCCCTTGGCGCCGCCGGCGTCGAGGAACGGCTCGAAGATGGTCGAGCTCAGGTAGCGCACGTCGTCCACCTTGCCGATCTCGTTCTCGTACGGCACCAGCGAGCCGTACTTCTCGACCGGCACGAACACGCTCTTGCCGTCCGCGCCCAGCATGTTGCGGATGTCGGTCTCAAGGTCCGGGTGGATCAGGCCGATGAACGACTTCGGCACGGCTTCGGTGCCGTAGGCCGGGGTCGAGCGGATCACCTTGGTGATCTGTTCGGCGTTCTGGCGCTTGAGCGCCTTCGTCACCTTGCGCTGCACCGACAGGGTCAGTGCGGTGTTGACCGCGCCGCGGCTGGCGCCGTTGGCGTACACCACGTTGGTGCCGGCGCGCAGGATGCCGTAACGCATTTTCTCGATCATCTGCGCGGCCTGCTCGCCCAGCAGCTCGATCGCCTCGTTCAGCACGTTGTCCTCGTGGGTGTCGAGGACGATGTCGCTGATCTGGATGCGCGAGCCGTACTGGGTCAGCATGCACGGCACGTCGGTCGCGCTCATCTGCTGGGCACCTGGCGTGACGCCTTCGGCCAGTGCGGTCGGGGTGTTGTCCAGCGCGTTGTAGCGGCGGAACACGATGGTCTTGCTGTTATTGGCGGGCAGCGCCTTCGACTGGCCGAACTTCTCCAGCACCAGGAAGGGTTGGGCACGCTTGAGCAGCTCCTTTTCTGCATACGCGGCAGTACGCGGGCTGATGTCGCCGTAGTTGGTTTGGGACATTTGTCTATTCCTTGAGTGAACGAAAAATCGATGGGGTTGGGGTCAGCGATTTAGCGAACGCTCGCAGGGGGCCATGCCTGTCCTTCGATGCGTGCTATCAACTCCTGCCGGACGGCACGGCACAGCGGCGCGGCGCCTCTTGGCGTATCGCGCGCGGTGCCGTCTCGTCCGGCGGTGGGTTGGCTTGGGGTCTGTTCAGGCGCGAACAGCAGCGGGAAAAACCACGGAAATGCAGGCGCTTGCCGGGGCGGGCCCGGCTAAGATCAGCGCCCTGATCGTGTTTGCGAATGGGTGTGCGGTTTCAGCGGCAGGTCGCGCCGCTCTGGAGCAGCTGGTGCTTGCACGCCTCCAGCAGCCACATCACGGCGCCGCCGTCGGCGTAGCTGCTCGCGCCGTAGAACTGGCCGTCGTGGTCGAAGCCGAGCACCACCACGCCGCCGAGCTGGCCCTTGGCCTGCTCCAGCACGCGGTCGGGATCGAGGTCGAGCCGGGTAATGCCGCTGAAATCGTGGATGATGGCGCTCATGCCTCGTTCCACGCCTTGGCGAACTCGTCGTCCGGGGCCGGTTCCTTGGGCAGCGTGATGGCGGCGCCGCTGCGCACGCCCTCGGCGGCATCAAGCGCGGCATCGTGGTCGCTGCCGTAGCCCTCCTGCGCCTTGCGCGAGTCCTTGAAGGCGCTCAGCATGTCGATGATCTGCTGGGCCGAACCGCGCTCGATCACCTGCGCGATCTGGTCCTGGTTGGGCTGGGCCGCCTTCCACGCCTCAAACTCGGGCGACTCGACCACGTCCATGAAATCCTTGTGGGCGGCGGCGATCGCGCTGAAATGGTTTTGCAGGCGCTCGTTCTGCAAGTCGTTCAGGATGCAGCCGACCTTGTAGTTGATGTCGTTGTAGCCCTCGCCCGCCACCTTCTGGATCAGCTTGGTGAGCTGCTGGACGAAGTCGCTGCCGAAGTCCTCGGCCAGCACCTGCGCCGGGTCGCCCTCGCTGCCACCTTCTGCGGCTGCGCTGGCTTCGCCGCCCTCGCCGCCTTCCCCGGCCGGGGTGCTGCTCTGTTCGTCGTTGACGCTGGAGTTGGACATGGCCGCTTCGCGCGCATCCAGTTCAGCCTGGCGCGCCTTCAAACGCCCCTCCCAGGAACGCAGGCGCTGCTCCTGATCGGCTGCGCTGGGCGCGCTTTCCTCGGCGCTGGGCTGCTCGGTGCCGGCCGCCTGCTCGGCGGCTTCCTCGGCGGGCGGCTCGGCGGCCTCCTCGGCCGGGGTTTCGGCGGCTTCCTCGGCAGCCGGCTCGGCGGCTTCCTCGGCTGGCGACTCGGCTGTTGCAGCCGGCGCTTCGCTGGCCGCTTCGTCAGCGGGGTTGGTCTCTGGCGTCAGGCCGAAGGCTTCCTCGTCGCTCATCTGGCGCGGCTCGGCCTCGGGCTGGTTGAACTGGTCGGCGTAATCGGCCTCGTTCTTGTCCTTGTCTTCTTTGGTCATGCGCATGGGGTTGCTCCTTTTGTCGAAACGCGGGGTAGTGGTGAACCCGCGTTCAGCGGGTCGGTTGCGGGAAACGTGTCAGGCGAACAGGTCGAGCTGCGGCACGGGCGCTGGCTCTAGCGCGCCGATGCGCGCATACTCGCGCGCGATGCGGGCCTGCGCGATGGCCATGTATTCGGGCGCAAGCTCCGAGCCGACGAAGCGCACGCCCTCGCGCATGCACGCCTTGCCGGTCGAGCCGGAACCCATGAACGGGTCGTAGACCACCGCGCCCCGGCGCGCCACCAGCCGCACTAGATAGGCGCACAGGTCGGTCGGCTTGACGGTCGGGTGGAAGTTCTGGCTGCTCTTGTCGGTGCCCTCGGCCTGAAACGAGCCGGGGTTCTTGGTGCCGGAAGACCACAGCAGCGGCTTTTTCTCCATGTGCTCGCAGCCCTCGTTGCGGTCCCTGCGGGTCGCCTTGGGGCAGTAGAAGAAGCGCGCTGCGCTGCCGCTGTCGCCCTGGAACGTGCTGCCCTGCTCGTCCACGTTGCCGGCGAACGCGCCGTAGGCGGTGCGGAACTTGTCGGCGCGTCGGGTGTGAACTGGGGCGACCGCGCCGGCCTGCGCCGGGAACAGCGCCACCACCTCGGCGCTGCCGTCGTGGATCAGGTTCGCGGGCCAGCGCCCGGCTGCGGCGCTGCCGCCGCCCGTGTGCAGGTCGGTCGCGCCCTCCTGTGCGGCGCTGCGCGTGCCGCCATGGCCGCGGTCGCCCGAGCAGTTGCGGGCGTAGCTGGCGTCATCCACCGGCACCCGGCAGCCGTCAATGTCCAGCACCCCGGTGCCCCATGCCAGCACGTTCTGCGCCACCGTCCCGGCCAGCGGCTTGCGCGCCATGACGATCGGTTCGTGGGCCGGTTTCAGCGCCGTGCCAAAGCCTGCCCACGCCTGCGCGGCCTGCGCCTTGAGGTCGTATTTGGCGATGTTGCGCGACTTGGGCATGCCGTCGCCGTACACCCACATGATCTGGTCGCGGATCTCGAAGCCCGCATCCTCGACCGCGCACGCCATGCGGTGGTAGGTGCGGCTGCCGCCGAACGCCAGCAGGTGCCCGCCCGGCTTGAGCACGCGCAGCGCCTCGCGCCACATGGCCACGCTGTAGGCGATGCCGCTGGCGTCCCAGCCCTTGCCCATGAACCCCAGCTCATACGGGGGGTCGGTCACGATGGCGTCGATGCTGTTCTCGGGCATGGCGCGCATCACCTCGACGCAGTCGCCCAGGTGCAAGGTGAACGGCTCAGGACTCATCGTCGTTCCCCTTGCGCCGCACTTCCCAGAAGCAGATGCCGAGCCTGAACGCGTGCATGGCGACCACCAGCAGCCAGAATTTCAGCAGGTCGGTGTCGCTGTGCGTCATGCGCTGGGACGGCGTCCGAGCAGATGCTGGATGCGCGGCAGGTAGCGTGCGGCCAGCGCCACCTTCTCGGCTTCCCACTCCTCCAATAGCTCGGCCGCTTCTGCCATCGGGTCGGGTTTTGCCGCTGGTGCCTCGCCCAGCGCCGCGCTAAGTGTGGCGTGGTCCTGTGCCGACGGCGCACCGCGCGGGATCAGCAGCCCCAGACGCACGCGCGCCACCTTGACGTGGCTGGGCGTGACGGCAAACGGCAGCGCCCGCCCGATCACGCGCGCCATCACGCTGTCAGGCCACAGGCGGCTACCATGGCCGACCCACTCGCCCAACTGCGTGCGCACCTGGTCATGCTGCTCCTGCTTGAGGTGGATACGGTGGCGGCGGCCTTCGTGCATCGGGATCGTCAACTGCGTCATGGGCATTCCTCACTGGTTGCGGTGTCGAAGATCGTCATCTGGCGCACGTCGATGTCCTCCAGCAGCGGCGGCGTGGCCACGGCGGTGCGGGCGGCGGCGATGCGCGCGTCCTGTAGCGCCTTGTAGTTCTCGTTCAGTTCGCAGCCGGCGTATCCGCGCCCGAGCAGGATTGCCGCCTCGGCGGTGGTGCCGCTGCCCATGAACGGGTCCAGCACCACATCGGGCACCGGCTCGGTGCCGCAGGCGCAGCCGGGCTGCCAGCCCAGCGTCGTGCTGGCCAGTACCGGCCCGCCCTTGAGGGTGCGGTTGCCGCTGCTGCCTCCGTTCAGGTGCTTGCCGCTGGCGTTGATCTCATCCAGCGAGCGCCCGGCGCGCGCGCTGCCGCCTTGCAGCGTGCGCTGGGTGCGTACCACGCGGGTCCAGCGCGCGCCGCACTGCGGGCAGTGGCCCCGCTCGCTGGTGCCCGCCTCGATGCACGGCTCGACCAGTTCGCGCGGGAACACCGCGAAGTGCGCGCCGGCGTACGGCTTGGTGGCGATCTTCCAGACCGAGCGCCGATTGCGCTTCTCGTCGCCCAGCCATGGGATGTATCCCGCCTGCGCGCCGCGCTGGAATCCCAGCTCGCGCAGCGCCTCGGCGTCAGGGCGGGCGCGGCGTTCCTTGTTGCCCGACGGGTTGCCGACCGCCTCCTCCTTGACCGCCTCATGGTCGTAGAAGTAGCGCGGGCCTTTCGACAGCAGGAACAGGTATTCGTGGGCCTTGGTGCAGCGGTCGGTGACGCTCTCGGGCATCGGGTTGGGCTTGTGCCAGATGATGTCCTGGCGCAGGTGCCAGCCGTCGGCGCGCAGCGCGAACGCCAGCATCCACGGGATGCCGATCAGGTCCTTCGGCTTGCAGCCCATGGGCGGCTTCATGCTCTGGCGCTTTTCCTGCGCCGCCACGTTGCTGCGGCCCCGGCGCGCGCTGGTGGCCCCCTGCTCGCCGCGTCCGCCCGCCTGCGCGTAGCTGTCCCCGATGTTGACCCACAGCGTGCCGTCGTCGGCCAGCACCTCGCGCACGGCGCGGAACACCTCGACCAGATGGGCGATGTACTGCTCGGGCGTCTCCTCGAGGCCGATCTGCCCGTCGTGGCCGTAGTCGCGCAATCCGTAGTACGGCGGGCTGGTGACGCACATCTGCACCTTGACGCCGGCAGCCGCCATCTGGTGCAGGCTGGCGCGGCAGTCGCCAAACAGGATCGTGCCGCTCATGCGGTCACAACCTCCTCGGCGGGCGTAAAAAAGCCCGCTCGCGGCGGGCTGTCGGGGATCGGCTGCGGCCTTGACAGGCCCAGCATTATTCGCTGGCCGATCCAGCGCATGTTGTTGACGCACATGGAGTTGCCGAGCGCCTTGTAGCGCGGGCCGTCCGGGCATTCGGCCGGCGTGGCCGTGCCGCGCAGGGGCTTGCCATGCTTGCGCAGCTCCTCCTCGAACGACGTGCCGTGCTTGGCCGCGCGCTTCTGCATGCGCTGGTATTCGGTCCACGGGATCAGCGTATAGTCGTCAGGGAATGCTTGAAGCCGCTCGCACTCCCGCGGCGTCAGGCGCCGCACCGCCATGCTGGTCGCCGCCAGCGTGTCGGCCTTGATCGGGCTGTCCTGGGCGCGCAGCGTGGCACCGACCTCGGACTGCGACCACCAGCCGCGCCCCGAGCTGGTCGCGGTGACGGGCTGCCCGATGCAGTTGTGCAGCCGGAACGTCGAACCCTCATGGGTGTAGGTCTTGGCCTCGTTGGCGCTGAGCGGGTCGGCCACGATGCCGTCGCCCGTGAACACCATCGGCACGCCCTGCCCCGGCTTGCCGCCGCCCGTGCTGAGCGCCCCCGTGCGCGAGCCGTCGCCGCCTTCCAGCCGCAGCTCGGCGCGGCTGTTCTCCGCAAACGCCGCCACGATCGGCTGGCCGCGGCCCGTGCCGTCCTCGCTGGCGTCGAAGCCGTCGGCCTTGAGCGTGTGGGTGATCTCGCCCGTGACGCACACGGCCATTTGGCCACCGCCGTTGGCGTGGCTGCCGCTGTAGCCCATGGCGCGCAGCGTCGGGGCCAGTTCGACCGAGGCGTCGGCGCCGCTGTCCTTGCAGGAAAACGCGACCGCCTGCACCTCGGCACGGGCCTCTAGCGTGTAGGCGATGGCTTCCTGCACGCCCACGCCGTCGGGGCCGCTTGCCGGGTTGACGCGGGTAGCGCCCGCCTGGATCGCGTAGGCCACGCACGGCGCGGCATCGCCCTTGCCCGTCTCCCCGGCCTGCGCCGTCAGGGCGTTGACCAGATCGCCCATGTCGCCGCGGCCGTTGCGCGCGATGCGCGGCTGGAACGCGTAGGCTGCCAGCGACTCGCTGCCGCCGCCCTGATCGCCGCCGTCGGCACGCAGCGTGCTGCTGACTTCCGCTTCCCTGAACTGGCCGAAGCCGCCACCCTGCGTGACGCAGGCCAGCAGCGCACCCTCCTCCACGTCGCGCGCGCCGAGCGCGTTGAACATGCGCGCCGTGATGGTGCCGATGACATGGCCGTTGAGGATCGTCTGGTGGGTCAGCTTCTGGCCACCGCACTGCGTGTCGAGCGTGCCCGCCACGGGCGGGGTGCCCAGCACGAACAGCGGCGCGCCGCTGCGGATGTGCTGGTCCTCCAGCCCGAGCTTGGAGCCGAACGACGCGTTCAGGGTCGAGGCGAGGTCGGCGGGCCAGCGGTCGGCCAGCGCGGGATCGACCAGGTACGCGCCGCGCTGGCTGAACAGCGCCTGATTGGACATGCCGATGCCGCTCGCGCCGGTGGTGGACTGGTTCAGTGTCGGGTGGGGGAACTCGCCATCCCAATGGCTACCGATTCGAGCGCCATGCGCAGGGCCGGCGGCAGGGTCTTGGCCCGCTTGTCGGCTCGGCGCAGTATCCCGGCGCACGCCGTCGAACTCAAGAAGTACCTCGCCGGGATCGAAGTCCTCTCTAGCACTTGCGACAACGAACACACGGCGGCGCCGTTGGGCCACTCCGAAGAATTGGGCGTCCGTGATCCGCCATGCGACTGTTCTCTGGGGTCCATACACACAACCAGCGTTCGCCCATTTTTTCCCTGGCGGGACAAGTGCCTCGTCTTCTCCGGCAAGGCCAGCAAGGAAGCAGCCGAACGCATTGTCGGCTGTAGTAAGAACTCCTGGGACGTTCTCCCAGACGATGATGGCGGCGGGTTCACCGCGAACAGATCGAGCTGCATCGATGGCATTGGCGAGGTCCACGAAAGCGAGGGAAAGCTGGCCGCGCGCGTCATCAAGCGAGCGGCGCAGGCCGGCAACAGAGAAGGCTTGGCACGGGGTGCCGCCCACCAGCACGTCGGGCGCGGCGACCTCCCCGGCGCGCACCATGGCGGCGATCCTGGTCATGTCGCCCAGATTGGGCACGTCGGGGTAGTGGTGCGCCAGCACCGCCGACGGGAATGGCTCGATCTCGGCCAGCCACGCCGCGCGCCACCCCAGCGGGTGCCACGCCACGCTGGCGGCCTCGATGCCGCTGCACACGCTGCCGAAGGTCAGCCCGCTCACGCGTGCTGCTCCGGCTTGGCCAGCCCGAAGAACGCGGCCAGCAGCGGGTCGGGCGGCGGGATGCGCACCGAGGCCAGCTTGATGTGGTAGTTGCAGTCGTCGCTGGTCAGGTGGACATGGCGCGTGTGGTCGATCTCGCGCACCGGCTTGGTCACGCTGACGGTGCCGGTGTCGAGCGAGCGCAGGTAGCCGTCGACCAGCGCCGTGTCGGGGTTCAGGCGGTACACCGGCTTGCCGGTGGCCCAAACCGTCTTGGCCACGTACCGCTCGATCTCGATCACGCCCGCCTCGCGCAGCATCGCCACGTACTTGTTGGCACCCGAGCGGCCCATGTTGATCAGGGCTGCGATCTCGTCGCGCATCAGGTGGCGCTCGCGCAGCGCGGTGATGATGGCGCGCACGTTGTCGTCCCGGCGCCGCGTGGCCGGGGTTGAGCGGATTCGGTCGGTATGGGAGGCGAACGGCATGCTCAGGCTTTCGGTGACAGGTTGGGATGGTCTTCCAGCAGGACCGCACGCAGGCACTGGAGCTGCCGGATCGCGCCCTGCTTGAACCGCAGGTGGTCGGGGTCGATGGTGGTCAGGTCCTCCAGATGCGAGTCGATCAGCGTGTCCAGCAGCGTGATCAACTGGCGCAGCGGGAGCGTGGCGCGTAGCTGGTGCAGCTCGGCCAGTTCGTGCGCGACTGCGGCGCGCAACTGGAGGCTGTCACGCATGGCCGTTCCACGCGTCGGCGTAGTCGGAATCCTTGGGTGCGGCGGGCTTGTCGGCCGGCGTCTGGTCGGTGGCGAGCGGCACCACCTCCATGATCGTCACCTCAAGCGGGCGGGTTGCGCTGGCGTCGTCCTTCCACAGCTCTTTCGCGTGGTCGACGTACTCGTTGGTGGTGGGGCTAGTGGTGTGGTCCATGGCTGGAACCTCCATTGGTTTCGGCACGCAGGGCGCGCCGTGCGTTGCGCAGCTTGTGGGCGACCCCGCTGCGGTACTGCATTTCGAGGTCGGTGACAGCCACGTCGTAGCCGTACACCCTGTCACCGACGGTGCGGGACATGCGGTAGATCGTGATGCCGTCGGGGCGCGCTTCCTTGCGGTTGCGGACGGCGGGCAGGAACTGGAAGGATTTCGTCATGACGAAATGGCGAATGGTCATGTTCCTGGCTGGCCGTCGATGCGGGCGGTCTCGATGCCGCGTTCGTGGCCGACATCGGCCCCGGCGGCAGCGCCATGCAGGCCCGCCGTCGCACTGTCTGGCTGCGGCTGGGCCGCTTCGGCGGCGGGCGTGAGCGGCGCATCGTCGCCATGGGGCGCACCAGCGGGCGGCATCCCAAACGCGGGTTGGGCCGGGCTGGGGATGCCCTGCACGGGCGGGTTTGGCAGGCCGGTCGGCGGCTGCCCGCCCTGATCGAGGTTCTTGGGCGTCTTGTCGATGTAGCCCGCCGACAGCAGGATCGCATCGCCAGCCGGGGCGACGGCGGCATTGGTGGCGGCCACCCCGCCCGCCTGCATCCCGGCGTAGGCCGCGTCCACGTTGGTCTTGGTGGCGATGGCCTGCAGTCGCTCGACATCGGCGGCGGTGCGCGCGATCTCGGCTTCGAGCTTCTTGACCGTGAGGGTGGCGTTCTCCACCTGGAGTTGCTGCATCTTCTGGGCCATCGCCGCCGCCTGCTGCGCCTGTTCGGTGTTCTGCTCGGTCTGCACCTCCTCCTCGGTCTTGATGATCGAGGCGAGGTCGTGCGCCTCGGCGCGCTGGCGCAGCAGCTCCTCGCGCTTGACGTAGGGCGCGTCCTCGGGGGTGATGGTGGCGGCGAACTGGTCGAGCTGCTGGGCGCGCAGTTCCTTGGCCATCAGGCTGGCCGCGCCGCGGGCCTTGATCGCAAAGTCGCCCTTGATCGTCTCGTCGGGGTTGAACTGCATGTTCCAGAAGTACAGGCTTTCGATGAAGCTGCGCGTGACCGAGTCGTAATTGGTCAGCAGGTCCTTCATCACGATGGACGCATTGGCCAGCAGCATGCTCATGCCCGAGGCAGTGCCCGCCGCGCCGGTGGTCGAGTTCTCGCCCTGCATGTAGCGCGGGATGGCCGACACGTCGTCGGCGTTCATCTTGAACATTTCCACGATCGGCATCAGTTCCTCGAGGCCGTTCGGGATCGCCAGCACGCGGAGGGCGGGGACGCTCGGGTCCTGGCCGTTGCGCAGCCAGATTTTGAATGGGTAAATGTCGTCGGCGCGCTCGTTGGGCGACAGCAGCGCCATGTTGGCCTCGATCTGCGGCCCGGCGGTCAGCGCCGCGTTGTCCAGCACCATGCGGGTGGCGGCGTTGATCATGGTCTGGTCGTCGCGCAGGATCGAGGCGAAGCCGTCACCGAAGATGCTGGTCTCGTCCTTGTCGACGTAGTACAGGTGGTAGGGCCACGTCACGCCGTTGATCGGCTGGAGCACGACCTTGACCACGTCGCCGTTGGGCAGCATCCAGACGTTGCTGAAAAACGTCTCATGCATCCGGTCGGGCGGCACCGCCACCCCGGCGTTGGCCAGCGTCTCGCCGTCCAGCCAGCCCCACCGCTCCAGAATCTCGTAGCTGCCGTCGTCGGTCGGGTGCGCGGCCCGGCGCTCGCCAATGTCGCGGATCTCGTTGTCGAAGTAGCGCGGGGTCTTGGCACCCTTGGGGTTGGCCAGAATGTAGTCGCGGATCACCTGCCCCTTGAAGCTCTTTTTCTTGGCAAGGCTGGCCAGCTTGGCGCGCGTCATCACATGCAGCTCGTACACGTAGCGGCATTCGTCCAGCGTGGTCGCGGCCATGTCGGGATACCAGCGCCAGAGCGGCACGTACTCCACGAAGGGGACCACGTAGGACTCGGTCTTCATCACCCACCTGCCGTTCTCGATCACGAACTTGGAGCGGGTCTTGCGCTCGACCAGCGGCGCCTTGAGGATGCCGGTGCCGTACAGGTGGCCCGAGTGCAGAATCTTGCGCGCGGTGGCGGCGTAGTCGGCCTCCCCGAGCTGGTCATCGATCACCTGCACCATCTTCTTCGCGGCCTGCGCGACCACCTTCCTGACGCCCTCCTCCACCTCCTGGCGCGTCGGCTGGCGTCCCAGCGCCTGTTGCAGCCCGCCGATGATCTGCATCTTCGTTTCGCGGTCGATGCTGGGCATGGGGCTGGGTTCAGCAGTCCAGGTGCGCTCGCTTCCGCTTGGGAACAGCAGGTCAGCCACGCGCGCATTGGCGGTCTTGATCTTGACGCGGGTGGCGCGCACGAACGCCTTGCTGCGCTTGGGGCCGATCAGGGCCAGCACGTCGGGATCGTAGATGCCGCGGTACTGGCGCAGGTCCTTGAGCCAGCGTTGCTCGGTCTCCTGCCTCTGGTTCTCGGCCTGCTTGAACTCCGCGAGCAGCAGCGTGCCGAGGCTGTCGACGGGGTTGTAGGCGACGGTGTCGTCACGCTCCATCCCGGCGGCAGCGGCCTCGATGTACTCCTGCTGCGCGCGTTCCTGTTCGATTGTTTCCATGCGGTGCCTGTTCTCAGTAGCCGGCGCTGGTGGCGGCGCTGTGGGTGCGGTGCGGGCCGCGCTCGCCTTGCAGGGCGCGCGGCACGACTGGTTCGGCAAAGGTCATGGCCACGGCGTCGGCACCGTCAGGCGATCGCACCTGCCGCTTCTTCATGTCGTCCTTGCTCTCGACCAGCCGCGAGCCGTTGCTCTTGTACTTGTAGCCCGGCGCGGACAGGTCCGCGATCAGCGCCTGGTCGTTGGGCAGGCGGTTGGGCCTGTCCTCAAGCCATTCCTTCATGCGGTGCCACATTTCGGCGCGCTTGTTGGCGTACCGCTCGGGATCGGCGGCGCGCTCGGCGCTGTTCACGCCGATGACGGGAACGTGCAGTTCCTTGAGGCGGTCCACGATGCCGCTGCCGATGCCGATCTTGTCCACGAACAGCGCATCGGGCTGGTGCTCGCGCCAGTAGGTGGCCAGCATGCCCGCCACTTCCATCGGGCCTTTCTTGTTGTGGTACTCGATGCGGAACACGGTGCGCCCATGGCGGAACGCGACCGCCGTGCGGTCGGCACCAAATTCCGCAGGATCGCAGCCGATCACCAGCGCCCCGGTGCGCTCGCGGTAGTCCGAATTGACCGCCGACATGACCAAGGTGGGGGAAATCAGCGGGTCGTTGGTCGCGCTGCGGAACGCGAGGCCGGGCGTGGCCGGATATTCCTGGTCGAACAGCCACTCAAAGCCCTGACCGTAGGTGGCGATCTTGTTGGCGCGCCACGCCATCTGCTGCATGTCCAGCCCGTAGGTGTCCATGTAGAGCTGGTCGGCGGCATTGAGCAGGAACGCCGGCGGCACCGGGGCGCGGTATTCATCCTGCCAGTACCACGGCACGAAGATGGCGATGTACTCGCCAATGCCCGCCTCGGCGTCCTGCCACATCGTGTGGAACTTGTTGCCCACGCCATTGGCGGTGGACTCCAGAATGATCTCGGTGTTGGGCGTGTCGGCCACGGTGTTGCCGAGGCCCGCCAGATGCAGCTCGGCGTTCTCCCAGAATGCGAACTCCGAGCCGTGCAGGAGCTGCGCGGTGTTGGAGCGGCCCACGTCCTTGGTGCCGGCCGTGGCCAGCTTGTAGCCGCCGTCCAAGCGCCCGAACACCAGTTCCTTGGCGTTGGTCGCGGAGGTCGAGGGCGCGAACGGGTTGTGTTCGTGATACCGCTTGACCATCCTGAACAGGTTGTCGGTCGCCTTCTGTTCGTGCGCGATGATGAAGGCGCTGCGGCCCGGCGTGGTGCTGGTCTTGCAGTAGAAGCGCCCGCCGATGTAGGTGGATGCGCCCTGCTGGCGTCCTTTCAGGACCAGCGCGCGCACCTTGCCGGTGGCTTGCAGTTGCTCCTCGAGGCGCGCGTGGATGAAGCGTTGCGCCCGGTTGAACACGAACGGCACCAGATGGCCGTCCTTGTCCAGCACGCGCAGGCAGGTGTCGCAGTGCAGCGGGATGTCGGCCATCAGCGCCGCCATCGTCACCTCAAGGGCGTGGCCGTCAGCCATCGAGCCGTTCGCGCACGCGCCGGATCACGTCGTCAATGCCGCTGCCGCCTTCGTTCTCGCGCTCGTCAATGCCGAACGCCTGGCGCTCCAGCGCGATCAGGATTTTCAGGGAATCGGCCAGCGCCTTCATCGTGCCCGTGCGCGACGGCAGGCTCATGGCCTTGTTGAACAGATCGAGGCGCTTGTCCTGGCCGCGTTCGTCCGGCGCAGCCAGCAGCTCGCCCAGTTCGCGGTACAGGGCCGCGTGCTCCGACTGGTGTTCAAGCTCGTCCAGAAGCTGCATCGTCAGCCTGCGCGAACGTTGAATGTCGGTGCGGTGCGCAAGGATGATGTTCGATTGCAGGGTCGCGTTGGCTTCGACCACCTGACGCTCGCGCTGGGCGGTTTGCGCGCTAACTTCGGCGCTAACCGCCGCCGCGCTAACTTGAGCCTCGGCCTTGGCGCGAATCTTCGCGCCGAGATCGCGCACCCAGCCCTCGCGCCTGGCTTTCTTGAGGATGCCCGCATCACTCACGCCGTATTCAGCGCCGATGGCTTTCAGGGACTTGATGCCGGCGCGGTAATCAATTTCGACCAAATCCCATTCGATTGCTTTTTTCATGGTGCTGCCTTTCGCCTGCGCGGTAGTGCGTTGCGCAGTCTCAAGAAGACCGATTTATATGGTCATAAGATTGTGTGAGGGGAAATCGGCCCGATTCCCTGGCTCGTAAAGGAGGAATGACGAAGTGAACGACTTAGCTGCAGCGCCGCAGTCCAGGCGCAAACGCGGGGCGCCAAAGAAACTGGTGGATGGCGAAGCGTGTAAGGTCTATCTCGACCGCACCAGCCGTCGGCGCGCGGAAATTCTCGGCGCTGGCAACATCAGTGAAGGGATTCGCAAAGCCTTGGAAATGGCGGTCAACCGGGGAGGACAGGAATAATGGCCAATCCCAACCGTACCGTCGCGCGGTCGCGCAAGCCGCCAACGTGGAACTGCGTCGAAGAAAAGCCATTCAAGAGCGACCGCGTGGCCGCTTTTGCATATTGCGAGGAACAGCGGCAGGCTGGAAAACATGCGCGCGTCATTCCTTTCAAAACCGGACCGCGGCGCGCCCCGGTTCGTCAGTACAACGTGCGCGTCTATGAGCGCGTCAAATCAACCAATCAGCTGGAGGCAGCAATGAGCATTGAAATCCCGCAGCCGCAGGATTCAGTCCTGTACACCATTCAATTCGGGCTGGGTCCCGACGTACCGCTGGAGGAAGGCGGCTCGGGAGCGGATGAGCCGATCTGGTATTTCGACAAATACAACGAGTTCAGCGACTCGGTCACGCTGCTGCAACAGCACCAGATTGATTTTGTTCCTGGTACGGTGCCCAGCGACCAGCGCGACATCGTTAGCGCGGGCGGCGACGACCGCATTTCCGACTATGACGACTTCAAGGAATACGTGGGCTTGGAATTGATGGCCCGTGCGCGCCGCGATGAACCCGAACATTGAACCGACGGAGGATTACGTGAAGAAGATTGACGCCTACCTGATCCACGCGCAGGCTTCCAGCGTGGACATCGCGGAATTTGACCTTGATCCCAGCCGCTTCGGTACGCAGTTGAACGCGTTCCTGCAATGCGACGTGGTCGAAAGTCTGGCCCTGCCCAACGGCGATGTGATCTGGTTCGATGACGAAGGCATGCAGCCGTTCAAGAACACCCAGCATTTTTTCTGGCTGGTCGGCTCGCGCACCATGGTTGCGGGTGACGGGCTGGTCACGGGGCTGGAGGCAGACGGCAGAACCATCTGCGCGCCCAAAAGCACGCGTGACGAGATTCGCCGCCAACTCATGTTCCTGAGCCGCAGCGACGTGGAGGAGATCAGCCAGGGCCGTGTCCCCAACTCGGGAGAATGACATGCTGCGAAAACTCGCGAGCTACGATTGGCAAGCCGTTGCATCCAACAGCCAGAATACGGTCACGCTGCACGCTGACGAGACCGTCACCAGCGCGACGGGCAGCGTGCCCGTCTTCGTCGCGGAGGCGGTGCGGTTCATGTATCGCACCAGCACGAAGGTACTCAGGACCGACGAGTACGAAGTGTCGTGGAACGTGACCTACCCGGCGGTTCGTCAGGGCGAGCGGGGGCCGAGCAGGAGGTAAGCGGAAGGGACGGTTTTCCCGATCGGGTTCCCGCGCAAGCGGGAAAGTACGCTGGGGAAAAGACTGTTCGGGTGCCGGCCTTGCGCCGCGCGCCCATCCCGCCGTGCCAGGGCGGTTGCTGTTTCAGGCCAGAACGTAAATTGGCGCCATCATACGGTCACAACTCGTTTCCAAGCAACTAAATCAGCCGCGCCGGCGCAGGTAGGCCGCAGCGCGGCTGTTGTGCGCCTGCACCATCCCCTCCAGTTCGCTGACCATGTCGATGATGCGCTCGCGCACCAGCCGCGGTGCTCCTGGCGCGATCTCGGCCTTTCCTGTCCCCTTGCACGCTGGGCACAGCATGCGGGTCTTCATCACCCCGGCCCCGTGGCACTCGCCGCAGCGCCCGTCGATCCAGTACGCCAGCGAGCCGGCCGCAACCTGCTGGAACAATGCCTGCTGCGCCTGTAGGTCCCATTCGGTGCGCGCCGGCAGCCAGTTGCGCTGCCTGCCCTTCGCGGCCACGGTCTGGGTCCATATCTTGAGCAGTTGCGCCAGGTTGTTCGACCCGGCGGCGAACGCCTCGCGCGGGGTGCCGTCGGCGTACTTCACCCTGGACAGCAGCGCGCCCAGCCCGGCACCGACCTTGCTGGCCTGCGCCGAGGCGAACAGGGCTTCGGTTGACGTGTGGTGCGCATCGTCGCGCAGGTCGGACGACTGCAACGACCGGACATACTTTTCTGCGAACATGGCGTGACGGCTCCCTCTACGCGCGTTACCAGACCATCTACAGGACGAGCCAGGTGTTACTGATGGCTCTACGGAAAACTCTAGCACACGCACTCACATACGTGAGTGCTGAGCAGTGTCTAGACGCTGGATGGGTTCGCCAGCCACAATGGACGAGTTCAACCACACGGAGTGCGCCATGATGACCGAAGAATTTCTGGAAGAAATGGAACGTGCGCTGATCGAGCGCACCACTGCCGACCTTGGCGAAGTGCCGCCACCGCCGCCGCAGGTGGACGAGTTCGCGTCGGATTTTCTGTTGCCGGCCCCTGTCTAAGCGACAATCCACCATTACCTTGGAGAATGCCATGCTATCTGCCCTCCCCCAATTCGTTACCGAGTTCGACGGCACCAAGTTCTTTGCCCGCGTCTCGCCCTGTTGCTATATGTACCCCGGCTACCCCTTGCAGGCCGAAATCAGCGTGGGCGACCACGAAGCCGAATCGGGTGCGCGCAAGATGGTGCATTGGAAAGGAAAGGACGCCACCAAGTGCAGCGAGCAGGACATTCGCGACGCAGTGGACGAGTACCTGCGCGAGGGCGGTGCCGCCGCCGTGCTGGAGTGGGCAGCAGGCTTCCCTGCGCGCGCGGAAGCGGCCCGCGCTGAGTTTGAGCAGATCATGGCCGAGGAGCAGGAGCAGGAACGCCAGCGGGACGCGCAGCACAAGGCCGAGGGCTTCACGCACAAGGTCAGCGCATGGATTCATCCCGAGGGCGGCGGCGACGACGCGCAACTGACGATGTACGCCAAGGGCAAGCCCGAACACGACCAGATCGTCGCCACCCTCAAGCAGCACGGCAGTGCCGTGACCAACGACTACGCAGTGGTCGAGCTCTGATCAGGTCCTGCTGTGCGAACGAGCCCGCCGCGCGCGGGCTTTTTTTATCGCCGCGTCTCCAGAATCGCGATGCCGTACAGGTGCATCATCAGGTGCCGCTTGATCTTGTACACCGCCGTCAGCACGCCCTTGAAGTCCTCCACCACCTTCTCGCCCGTCGCCACCACCGTGTAGCCGAAGTCGGCGCGGTAGGTCAGCGCGCGCTTGGTCTTGCCCTGGATGACCACCTTGGGGGCCAGCACAAAGGTGGGATGGCGCGCGAGGTCACGGATCACCCCGGCGCGCGCGAGCTGCTGGAGCGCGCACCAGCGCCGGTACTCCCCGGTCGAGTCGTAGGTGACGCCGTCCTGCGTCACCTTGACGTTGCGGTACTTGCGGCGCACTGGACGCGCGGATTTCGTCATGACGAAATCGGGTCAGGTTCCCTCGCGCGCCGCGAACCAGCGCGCAAGGTCGTCGTGCTGGGCGCGCGCGTGCTCCTGAGCGGCGGCGCGCGCCTCAAGGTTCAGCGGCAGGCCACGGTGCCGCATTTCGCAGCCGCAGTACGGCTCCCCATGCATCGGCCCGAGGCAGGCACACAGGCTGATCTCGCCCGATTGCAGCTTGGCCAGCATGTCGGTCGCGGCGGCGTAGGCGGGATGCGCGGGGTCGGCCAGCACGTCCTTGAGAGGGATCGGCTCGCCCATGTCAGTCGTCCCCGTAGCGGCGGCGCTGCCTGCCGCGCTCCTTCGATTCCTGGATGCGCGCCAGCTCCTGCCGCAGCCGGGCGCGGCGTTCCTCCAGACGGCGCTCGCGCTCGGCGGCTTTCTCCGCTTCGGCCGCCTCGCGCGCCTCGCGCCGTGCGGTCCATGGCATTTTCAGCTTGATCCCCAACAGCATGCTTGCCTCCGTTCGTCGTATCACGCCTGCAAATCCGTCGCCACCGGCCCCAGCGCCGCGCGCGCCGCCAGCACCGATGCCAGCGGCACCGCCTCGCCGCGGGCGACCCGCTCCAGGATGCGCGCCGCCCACTCACGCGAGCCGCTGCCGGGCTGGACCAGCTTGCGCAGCAGGCCGGACGCGCCCAGCGCGCGCAGCCGCTCGGCGGCCTCCTCGCGCGTGGTGGTGGTCGTGCCGGGCGACGGCAGCGCCGGGCGTGGCTCAGGAATCGGTGCCCACTGCTCGCGCGCCAGATGGCGCTTGAGTACCCCGTCCCAGCGTTCCCTGACCGCGCCGTAGGTCTGCCCGAGCAGGTCGCCGCGCAGCTCCATCGCGGCCCAGTACACCGCAGGGTGCGACCAGTCGCCCATTTCCCCCCTGCCCCGCGCCAGCAGCCCGGCCACCGCCTCGTGGTAGGCCGCGCCGGCATCCGGGCGCGGCTGGCACGCCTCCAGGAACTCGCCCCATGTCGGCGGGAACCGCAACCGCTCGCACGCGGCCAGCCCGCGCCGCACCTGCCCGCTGGTCAGGCCGTTGGCGCGGATCCGCTCGGCCCATGTGCGTTTCATGTTCTCAATGCCGGTGTCGACGCCGCCCACGGTGTAGCCGCTGCGGAAGGCGTCGAGAAAACGGTTGCCGAACCGCCCGTGCAGCTCGCCAAACAGCCAGTCGATGTTGGTGTCAGATGTCGATGATGAGAGTGTCACGTCCATGGGTGCCTCCAAGTCCGATCGATGCCGCCGCTGCCATGCGCGAAGCGTCGCGCGGGTTCGCGCCAGGGGAGGCGCGCGCGGGCGGGCCGACGGCCGCGGTCGGCAGCGCCGCAGCCTCCTCCTGCCACCGCTTGAGGATGCCGAGCAGGTAGCCCAGCGAAATCTCGGCGGTCGGCCCCTTGGTCTGGCGCGCTTCCGCATGGGCTGCCTGCACGGTGGCCAGCGTGATGCCAGCCTCGGCCAGCTTGACCAGATGCGGGTGGTGCGGCTGGCAGCGCACGCCCTGCTTCCTGAGCGCGATCGAAATGTCCACCGCGCTGGCCGGGCGGGTCAGCTCGTCCGCGCCCGCGTCCCCACCCAGCTTGTCCTGATCCTGATCCTGTTCCTGTTCCTGATTCGGCTTAGGCTTTGCCAAAGCCTTGGGCCAAGCCTTCGCGCAAGCCTTCGCTTTCGGTGACTCGTCCAGCGCCGCCACGAATGCCGGCCCTTTCTCGGTCAGCACGGCGCGCATCTGCGCGAGGGCTTCGTCCTTGAGCGCGCACTCGGGCAGCAGGTCGATCTCCACCAGCCAGGAACGCACCACGTTGGGCGACTCGGGCAGGTTGTGCTTGAGCGCGTTCGGCAGCCACACCAGCCGCGCGCGGAAATCGGCCTTGGCCATGCCGCGCGTGGCCAGCTCGTCAAACGCCTTGTTGAACTCCTCGGTGCTCCAGCCCAGCTCCTCGGCCAGCGCCGCGCGCCCGGCGCGGAACAGGCCGGGGATCGGCCCCGTGTGCGGCCCAGTCAGCAGGAAGAACCACAGCGCCTGGCCGGACGGGACCAGCGGCGACAGCGCGCGGAAATTCTCGTCGGCCCAGGTGCGGACCTCGATTTTGCGGTAGCGGCTCATGTCTCTTGTTCTAGTAGTATTTGCGCTTCGATTGGTAGAACAGCGGTGCCGCCCAGCGCCGCGCCGCCTCGACCTGCTCGGCGCGTTTTTGCTGGCGTTTGGTGCGGCGCTGGCGCAGATGCTCGTCGTAGGTGCCGGCCGCGCGCATCGCCTGCCGCCGCGCCTTCTCGTACTCGCGCCTCTGCTCCAGTTGCGCGTCCCACTCGCCGGTCGCTTGAAGGCGCTCGACATACCGCGCCTTCTGGCCCGCGCGCTTTTCCTTGATGCTCCGCGCCGGATATGGCGCGTCCTCGCCGGGTCCTGCCGCATAGATCGGCGGCAGCGCGCCACTGGCACCCAGCCCCCAGCCGATGATGTGGCACTTGCCCGCTTCGTGCAGTGCCCGCAGGCGGTTCTTCACGGTCCCGTGCGGTATCCCGGTGGCCTGCTGTATCTCGGCGCGGGTAGCCGGCATGGCCCCGATGATCGCGCGGTCGCGCTCGGCCAGCCCTTCCAGCAGTTCGATGATGCTGGCCAGCTCGATCTTGGGCATGGCGTGCTGGTTCATGCGGCCTGCCTCCCTGGCAGCGCCTTGCCGGCAGCAGCGCGCATCAGCTCGATGGCGACCGCCTGCGCGTCCATCAGCAGGCCCAGCTCAACCTCCGGCAGGACCGCAAAGTAGCCGAACAGGGCGCTGCGGATGGCGCGGTACTCGCTCTTGGTCAGTTCCACGAAGATGCGCGGGCGCCGCCCGGCCCCGTGCAGCGCGCGCCCGGCTTCGCGCGCCTCGCGCACCAGCGGCGGCAGGCGCAGCCGCCCGCCGATCTCGACCGCCATGGACAAGTGCATCATCAGGTAGTCGTAACCGCCGGTCGTGCAGCGCCCGCGCTTGGCGGCGTCGAAGCAGACCAGCAGGCGCAACTCCAGATCGTCGGCCGCCTCGGTCCCCAGCGGCTCGCGGCGCGGGTCGTCGTGCGGGTCGTGCTTGAGGTGCAAGGTGCCCAT